CAGAGATTGGCGCGTGCGGGCGTGAGCGGTCTCCCTTGGTTCAAGTGCGATCCGGTTGCCTTCAACGACGGTATGATCGGCTTATCGCCTTCCGAACGCGGTGCCTACGCAACTGCCATTCTGTGCATCTACGCGAGAGGCGCCCAAGTCCCTGAGGTCGAGATTCAAAGCCGACTTGGGATTACCGCTGAAGAATGGCGACCGATCCGACGAACTTTAGTCGCTAGGGGAAAGCTGCGCGCCCACATTATCAAGGGCGTCACCTACCTGACCAACGACCGCTGCGAAGCGGAAATTGCGACCTATCAAGCCTTCATTGAAAGCCGCGGCGCCGCAGGGCGCGCTAGCGCCAAGGCTCGCGGGTTCGCGCTGCGACCCAAGCTCAGGGTAGTTGGAAATCCGGAAGAAGATCAATGACATGGAACACGTGTTCAACACGTGTTTAACGGCTGTCTAACACGTGTTGAACACCCTCCGAACAGATAGAGATATAGATGAAGAGAGAGATTCAAGTGGCTCACCAAGGAACGACTCTCACGGAGTCACAGACCTATCCTGCTAGGCTGAGCCTAGATTCACGAAAGTCTATATCATCGGTAGGGATTTAGCCGATGGTGAAGACGCTTCACGCGCACCAAGCGGCTGCGGTTGACCGGCTACGCGACGCCCTGAGGGCTGGGTTCAGGCGCCCGTTGCTGCAAGCTCCGACCGGCTACGGCAAAACTGTTTTAGCTGGCTCAATCGTCCAGTCGGCCTTGGACAAGGGCAAGCGGATCGTCTTCACGGTCCCAGCTATCGAGCTGATTGATCAGACGGTGAGGGCCTTCGCGGCCGAAGGGATAACCGACTTGGGGGTTATCCAGGCGCAGCACCACATGACCGACGCTAACAAACGCGTTCAGATCGCCAGCGTGCAGACTCTCAGCCGGCGCAAAATCCCTAAGGCAGACTTGGTGCTGGTGGACGAGGCCCACCGTGATTTTAAGCTGTTCCATGACTGGATGGCAGACGAGGATTGGCTTGGCGTGCCGTTCATTGGCCTAAGCGCCACGCCGTGGACGCGAGGGCTGGGCAGGCTCTACGACACGCTGATAGTCTCTGCGACGACCAAAGACCTGATCGAGAAGGGCTTTCTTTCCAAGTTCCGCGTCTTCGCTCCGAGCCATCCCGATTTGCGCGGGGTTCGCATCGTCGCCGGGGATTACCACGAGGGCGACCTGTCCCGGGCCATGGACAAGCGGGAATTGGTGGCCGATGTCGTCAGCACCTGGAGAGCCAAAGCAGAGGGAAGGCCAACGCTGGTTTTCGCCGTGGATCGCGCTCACGCCAAGAGCCTGCAAGACAGCTTCCTCGCTCACGGGATCAACGCCGGATACGTGGATGCGAACACCGAGGGTGCTGATCGCCGGGCGCTAGCCAGAGGCTTTCGAGATGGCTCGATCCCGGTGGTCTGCAACGTCGGCGTGCTGACGACAGGTGTGGATTGGGACGTGCGCTGCATCGTGCTCGCCAGGCCAACGCGTAGCGAAATCCTCTACGTGCAAATCCTCGGTCGGGGACTTCGGACGGCCAATGGCAAGGAAGATTTGCTGATACTCGATCACTCCGACACGACGCTCAAGCTGGGCTTCGTGACCGATGTTCACCACGAACGACTAAGCCAGGGAACGCTGGGCGACGCCTACGAACCGAAGCCCAAGGAGGCACTGCCGCACGAGTGCAAGAAATGCGCTTTCGTGATTCCTCTGCGCTCGAAAGCCTGCCCCAACTGCGGCGCCGAACAGACGATGAAGCAGACCGATGTGGTTCACCGCGAGGGCGAGCTGGTCGAGCTGAACGAGAAGCGCGAATCGAAGACGGCTGACAAGCGCAACAAATCCGACGACTGGATCACCAAGGTCAGCTTCATGTCGCAGGTGAAAGCGTACGCCAGAGACCGGAATAAATCTGACGGATGGTGCGCCTACAAGTATCGGGCTCGCTACGGGGTGTGGCCAAACGACCCGCAGGTAAAGTACGCTGCTCCAGCTCGTGAGTGCGGGTTAGAGGTCATGTCGTGGATACAGGCGATGAACCTGCGCTATGCCAAATCGCAGGAACTGATCCGCAAGCGCAGATTTGGTGCGGCATGATTTGGGAAGAGATCGCAGACCTATTGATGGGCGACCTAACTGGTGCTAACCTATTGAAGGAGTTGCGGGTTCGCTTTCCCCATGCCAAGCGCGACGATGTTTACCGAGCCATCGCCTATGCATGGACCTACCAGCAAGCTGGCTGGCTCGGAGACAGGCTCTCCCTTGAGATCGCCGAGAAACAAACTAAGCCGCAATCACCCCCTTGAGCAACAGGGGCGAGGGGGGTAGCTAAGCGAGCGTGAGCATCGTTCCCCCATTAGTCTCCGAAGACGCGAAAGCCGAGATGCAGCGGCTGGCCGCTGAGCGCTACGCGCCGGCCCCCGCACACAAGCAGCCGGTCGAGTTCAGCCACGCTATCGCCAACGCCATCTGCGAGCGACTGATCGAGGGGGAGAGCCTTCGGTCTATCTGCCGCGATGACACGATGCCAAGCAAGGCGGCCGTGCTGAAGTGGGCGGCTAACCACGACGAAAGGCCAGAACTAGTTGGTTTCGTTGACCAATACGCGCGCGCGATGATGCTTTCAGGTGATGCGGACCATGATGACATAGCCGACATGGGACGTCAGATTGCTCGTGGCGAGCTTGATCCAGCGGCTGGGCGTGTAGCGATAGACGCCTTCAAGTGGACCTCTGGCCGCAAGAACCCGAAGAAGTATGGGGATCGAGTTGGCGTAGACCACAACGTGACCGGCGACTTGCACGCCTGGCTCGTCGCGGCGCAGGCGAAGGGCGAACCGGAAAAGAGTTAGACTAACCTGCACTTCGCTGTTAGACTCGTTGTCGATGAAAGCCCCGGCCTGCAAATTCTGCGGCGAGCCTCGATGGAGCGGCGACGTCCATGTCTGCAAATCTTTGCCCCCACTCCGGGCAACCGATGCCGAACCAAAACCTCGCCTCGCCGTGGCCATACAGCATCCCGCAAACCCAGTGGGGAGCGAACGAGATTTATGCGGCGCGTCTGAACCAGCTCTGGCTGACGCCGGCGACACAGGCATTGCCGGCGGCGAACGGCCAGCAGGCTCCAAGTTCGACCGCAACGCCTACCAGCGAGAATACATGAGGAAGCGCCGCGAGGCGGCAAAGAAGGACAAGACCGGTATTATGGCGCAGACGGTGGAAGCCGTTTCGCCCTGCCGGGGCCATCTCATGAGAGGGGATAGGTCCGGTTAGGGAGGCGCGCGGTGCGCGTCATTGCGGCGATAGCCGCGCTATGTGGTTGGCTTTCGATAGCAGTCCCCGTCTGTCCCATTGAAAGGCCCATAGGAGTTCCAGACGTACGAAACCTTCTCTGCCTTTTTTCCGAGAGTCTTGAGTACCGAGCAAAACTCCGATCTGTGTCTGATTTTTCCGTCGAAGACGTCACAGTACTCAATCCATCCCCAAACATGTATGTGTTTATACCCGGATTGGACGTTCTCGATATCTACTACGTGAATTTTCTCGTTTGTGTGGAAATTACGGTGTTGTCCGGGACCCAGAGAGACTATTACGGGTTTGTCCCTTGTGACGTCTGGATATTCAAACCCCTCTGGCATGTCCGAGTCTTCCATTCTCACGTTTGTTTGGGTCAAGGCCCGCACGGTAGGCGTGGCGCCATTGTTTTTCCAACTCACCTGAACAACGGCCGCGTGAGTGTCTGTCCATTCAAAATCTATCCCTTCGAGAGCAATATAGGCGCGCAATTCCGCCCTGGTATTCTCTCTAATGAGGGTTGTGGCGGTGACGCTGTTTCGTGCCGCTATCTCGGACGCCCAAGCGGCATCTTTGGTTGCTTTAGCGGTCTTTCCCATCTCGACAGTGGCGTCGCTGGCGGCCTCGGCGGATTTCTTCGCGTAAACGAGCGTGGCGCCGACCAAGATAACGCCAACGAGCGTTACGGTCGTCTCAGCCCAAGCGGCGATGAGCATGCCCCCCGCCCAATTGGCGGCGTCTCGGGCCGATGCGGCGGCGTCTGTCGCGGCCTTAGCGGCCTCGTGTGCGTCTTGCTGGCCCTTGGTGGACTGGTCGTAGGTGTTCTTGGATTCAAGCGCGCTGGCAACGCGCTCTACGTCGCGTTCGATGGGGACCGGAGCGCTTGGTTGCGTTGTGGTCTTTGGAGCTTGATTGGCTACGGAGCCTGCGTCGCCAGCTCCATGGCCTGGGTGTGGTGGCTGAGCAGCGGTCGCCTGCCCTAAGAGGGCAACCGTTATTCCAAATGCAGCGTATGCGCCCCAACGGCGCGCGCGACCGCCATTAGCCACCATGCCGGAAACGCCCCTCGGTTGATCTTCACTGTAACCGAGCCCTCGGTTTGGCGATTATGCCTTTTGCAAACGCATGGCGCTGAAGCTATGCTGAGGGCATGGGGGCTATCGAATACGCCTGCTTGGCTCTCGCCAGCCTAATTATGGCTGGAAACCAAGCCATCAAGGATGCGCCGAAGCTGCGAGCGCTGGTGCCGCGCGGTTTTGGCTGGGTCAACTACCTGCCCCTTGTGCTGGTTCTGCTCGCGGGTGGCTTATGGGTGGTGCGCAAGTGGTCGCCGCCGCCGACGCCTCCGGCGCAAGTCGCGGCCAGCGCCCCTCCGATCAATGGAGCCGACTACGCGCCGCCGTCGGTCTCCGACAAGTTCACGGCCCTCTACAGCGGCACTCCCCCCACGGACCTTCAGGTGGATTTGCTTCTGCGTCCTTACATCGGCAAGCGGATCAGGTTCTCGGCAACGATGGCGACCGTGAGCATGGGCGGGAACGGAATCCTGACTGTGCAACTCAGTATTGGTGAGATTGCGTGGTTCTTCGTGGATTTTCCCGCGAAGTGGCAGGCGCAATTATCGGTTATCTCCCCCGGCACGAAGGTAAACGTTGATGCCATGATTGCTGACGGAAAACCGGCGCATTTGACCGACGGGGCGCTGTTCTAAGGCCTCCGCCGAGCCCTTGAAGTATTTTTCTTACCCCAAGTCTCGATCCGATATTCTGTGTAGGTATTCCGCCATTTTCTCCGACGTATGAGCGATCTCGCGCAGAAGGTGACCCTCTCCCATCCGGGTGTGATAGCGCAGCATTTCCGTGCGGAGTTGGGCTAGTTGATTCGCGACCTCGCCGAGTGCGCGCAGGACAAGCCCTGCCGCAATGGCAATTGTCGCGCAGATCAGAATGACGCCTAGATCGGGGGTCACGTCTTCTTTTCGGCCGGCTGACGTGGCGCCTTGGCGATCTTCACCAGCTTCGCCTTGAAGGCGGCTTCGTCGGTGTCGCAATCAAGCTCGCGCGCCAGGTCGCGGAACTTGTCTATCTGCGTGGCGCCAGTGGCGGCGCTAGGCTGCGTGTGCTTCGGCAACTCTTAGCCGTCCAATCTCAACCTTGCCGACGTCAGAGGCAGGCGCGCGGCGCGGCGTCTTAAGTTCCAGGCCAGATTTGAAGAGTTTGCGAAAGCGCGGCGGCGCGGCGGGAATCCCGTCAAGCCCCTGGCGCCCCAACTCGGCGTTGATGCACAGGTTCTCGGCAATCGCCTTCTCGAATGCCTCCGGTAGCTTCGGAAGAGCGGGGGCGTGGGCGGCTATGTCGTATTCGACGCATTGGGCGACCCACAGGTCGCCCTCTTGAAAAGCCACCACGCTGACTTTGATGCGAGGCATAGTCTGCGCAGCTTTCATGTGGGGTTCTATCTAGCGTCGAAACACGTGGCGTCAATGCGTGGAGAACGCCCATGCGCCGCCTAACTGGGAGTTAATGCCCTATTGGACCGCGCCGTTGTCCACGGAGCCCACACCAAGACGACGTTCCCAGTTTTCAACTTCGCTGGGCGGAACGCGCTCATCGTCCTCCAAATCCCCAATGGGTACGAACCCCCCGGTTTTCGGGTTGTGGAGGAAGCGGACCGGGTCGCTGGGTTGACCTGTGGATTGGTCAAGATAGACGACTACGCGCGTGTAACGCACCTCGCAGCCAAGCCGCGTGAAGGCGGCGATCAGATCACCGACTTTGCGGAACTGGCCAATCGTCTGAGCCATCCTTGTGCGCCAATCCATAGGGTGCCTTGCACCCGGTTCACTGTTTCGCCATGCTCACTCGGTACTAAATGGAGGTGGACCTGGAGGGACTTGCACCCTCGGAGCTGTAGGTGGGTAGCCGTCACTCCGCTCTTGCCAGGCCCAACACCGGAACGCCCCGCCCGCAACGGCGGGGCGTTTTCCGTCAAAAGGGAATCTCGTCATCCAGATCGGCCGAGAAGGTCTCCTTGGCTGTCGGTTTTGGTGCTGACGAATATCCGCCGAAGTCACCGTCCTCGACCACCCGTTTTTCCTGAGGGTGGATTGAATAGACGCCTTTTCGGCCAGGAACGATGTGAATGACACCCTTCTGGGCCATGCGATAAGCTTTATTCGTAATGAACCTGCGCTGGTGTATTTCGCCATGACGGCGGAAAAGCTCAATCAAGACCATATCAAGCTCGATTTCATCACCAGCCGCCTTGACGATGGCGTGTATTTGCTCTTCGAGCGGGTCAGTCTTCGCGCCGCTGAGCTGGGCGAGTAGCTCGGCTGGCAGATCCGAAAGGTCGCCATAAGAAGCCGGTACCGGCTTCGACCAAACCCGAAGGCGCTCCAACTCAGCCGCCGCGGCCTCTAGCCCCTCGGCAACGCCAGTCCAGCGCGCAATGTTGCCGGCCCTTGAAATCGTCGGCGGCGTTTTGAGCGCGTCCTCGATCCACCGGCGATATAGGCGTGCGGCAACGTTGACCGACTCCAGGGAATCTGCCATAAATCAAGTCCTTAGCGACAGCGCGACCGCGACCCGTGAAAGTTTTGGTCGTCGCTGAAACAGCCCGGCCGAATTCGGCCGGGCTGTTTGCATGTTCATCATACTCTAAGCGGCCTGGAGGTGACACTTAGCGTTTCCCCACTTGGGCGGAAGGTGAATAACCTTCATCCCGGTGTTAAACACGGCTACAACTTGTGCCGGTCGCTTATGAAAATCGCTGTCTGCTGTGATGATGGCCTCGCCGCCGTCGTTGGCGAACGCCGTTATCCAATGCTCGTCTTTGTGGCCTCCTTGGTTGGCCTCGTATACGTGTGAAAACTCGAATCCCTTACTGATGGCCATGGAAACCACGGCCCGAACGATCTCGGGAGAGACATGTTCGTCGGCTCGAATTTTCAAGCGGCCATCAGCAACTCAAACTCGACCGCCTCGGTGACTTCTTCCGTTTTCACGTGAAACCACGAAGCTACGCGGCCGCTATCGCCATCTTCGGCCTTCCACTGCTTGAACAAAGCGACAGTGGGGACGCCGCGCGAACCGATGGACGGGCGCCCGAAGGCAATCCTCGGGTCAAGAATAACGTTTGGGCAATCAGGGCGCGGGCGCCAGAGGCGAGCCAGCTCTGTTGCCGGCGAGAACTCAACACCTTTGACGATGATGTTCTCGATTGCGACCCACATCTCAAGCTGGTTGGTCGCCATATCCCATGTGTATTTGTCGCCGTCTTCTTCGGCTACCTGGCCAAATATTCTGCGGCGGTCAGTGAGGTATTTCGCATTTGAGAGCGCCAAGGGATGTTGCACCCCCCATTCATGTCGCGCGCGTTCAGCGGCCCGCCGAATTGTTTGCAGCGGCACGTTCTGGCGCGTGAAATGATCGACAAAGCGAAGCTCCATCAGATCGAGGAAGCTCACAGCGCCTTCGGGAAAGTCGCGGTTGATGATTGGACCAGCGCCACTGTTGTTCCAGCCGTCAAGCCATCCTTTCAGGCGACGATTGTTCGGAAGCCCAAGCAGCACTGCAGCCTCTTTCAGGCTGTAGAACCCTGCAAACAGCGGGTCACGCGAGGCGGCCGGCGCAGTCATCGCGCGGAACATATCATGTCTGTATGGAGCCCCCTAGGTGTGACGCTTCGTGATCCAGCGCGAGCGGTGCCTCTTACCGGTCGCCTTGGGCCGCGTTCCAGCCGTCAGTTGATCGGTAGGTCAGGCGGCGACCCCGGAAGCCGTCCAGCGCGATGCCGGCGCGCTCTTCGTCGCCGATGCCAAGCGCGACGCGATGCGAGTACCGGAAATCGAATTCGGCCAGATAGCGGTGCAGGTGCTTCTTGGCGCAATGCTGATAGACGCCGCGCATGCCGCGCTTGAAGATCGAAAACGAGCCTTCAATCGTGTTCGTATGCACGGACGGGTCCAGCTTGGAGACGTACTCTTTGATGCTGTGGTTGACCGTGACGTGCGCCGCGAAGGTGGCGCCGACGCGCTTGTAGTAGCCGGCTTGGTCCGTGATCAGACGGGCCTCGCGAGCGAGGTTGGCGGACACCGCTTCGGCAATCGTCCGGGTGTTCACGTTGTCCAGGACCATTGAACGGCTACGGCCGGTCGTGCGGTCGATCAGGCGCAGCACCTTCATCTTGTCCACGCCACCGCTGCGATCCGTGCCGGCGTCGGGTTCGCGGCCGATGTAGGTTTCGTCAACTTCGACATCGCCGCCGCCCGAGCCGAACGGCGCTAGGTCGCCCTCGCGCATGGCTTCCCGGATGCGGTGCGAGAGAAACCACGCGGTCTTGTAGGTGGTTTCCAGGGTCCGCATGAGCTGGTGGCTCGACACGCCCTTCTTGCTCGAAACCATCAGGAAGATGGCTTGCAGCCACTTCGTCATGGGGAGTTTCGACTCTTCGAAGATCGTGCCGACGCGGACGGTGAATTGCTTACGGCAGTCGCCGCAGAACTTCACACCGAGGCGGATCGCGCCTTCGGGGCTCTTCTTGCTGACGTGTCCACGGACGGGCGCGAGCGCCGAGACACGACCCATGCAACCACAGTGCGGGCAGACCGGACCTTGGGGCCAAAGAGCCGCTTCGACGTACTCGAAAGCGGCGGTTTCGTCGTGGAAATGGGGCTGGCTGAGAATGGACATCGCTTTGAATCCGTTGATGGATTCTTATAGCGCAGTCTAATGCGTTTGCAAAGTATATAATCGCCAGTCCTGGTATCGCCGCCTCAACGACTGGCTAAGGAGCGCAAAATGACCAACACCCTTCGCCACTGGCTGTGGCTGCTGACTGCGCCCGCGAGCGTGAAGCGGAGGCTGGCTCAGTCCGGCTCGTAGAGCGCCCTGATCGTCTCCAACCCCTCCAGCGTAACCCGACCGCCCTGCATGACGTGCATGAGCAGAGCCGTCCGAACTGGAACAGGCGTCTGGTCGTTTTCCCAGCGCAGCACCATCAGCGGCTGAACGCCAATCAGTGCCGCTAGTCGGTGCTGAGTCGCGCCGATGGCGTTGCGTGCGGCCTTGAGCTGTTCGCCGGTCATGTGGTCAAGCGTATCATTCTGAAAGCTTGCGCGCTACCTCGCATAGCCTATTCTCATCCTGCCCGCGAAGCGGCTCAACCAGCACAGAGAGCCCTTCGCCATGGTCCAAACGGCAACTATCCAAAGCACCCGATTTTCCTTCGTGGGAGGATCGACGGCTGACCTTTTGACGGCCGTCAGCCCGGCTACGCAGGCCACGGCGCTTGCGCTTGCCGCTCAGGTCAACCGAATCACGACGGCTGTTGCTGGAGCTGCGGTGGCTCTTCCGCGAGCCGTGGGGGTCTCGGGGGCCTGGAATCTCAAGGGCTGTCCCGTCACGGTTATCAACGCCACGAATAACGATGTCCTCGTTTTCCCGGCGAACGGCTCCGGCGACACGATCAACGGCGGCGCGAGCACTGCAGCCGTCACCCTTCCGGCCCAGACAGTAGCGACCTTCGACAACGCCACAGGCTACGACACCAGCATCACCGGCAACTGGTACATGAACCTGTCGGGAAGCGGCGGGAATGGGCCGATTGACGGCAACCTGCAGGTCGTCAATGCAGCCGGGACCAATCAGCAGTCGGTCGCGACTCCCGTCACGCCTGGCAATGTGATCGTGGCCGTGGTCTCGCTGACCACGCGGGGGATTCGGCTTTCGTCGGGCGGGACCAACAAGAGCTACGTGGTGTTCAATGATTCGGCCACGGCTCTGAGCGTCTATCCCGTCACGAACGGCACGATTGCCGGCGCTGCCACGAACGTGAAGGTGAGCATCAAGGCGCGCTCGGGCGAAATATTCCTCTACCGTAACGGCCTTCACGTCGTCGTCATGGGCGCCGGCGGCGTGTAACGCATGGACGGCTCGCAAGTCGCCGAAGGCGTCGCCACCACGGTCACGTTCCAGATCACCACGCCTCCCGAGGCGGAAGCCCGCGCCAACATGGCCGCCAACGAGCTACGCGGGCTGCCTGAGGCCGTTCCGCTCAGATCGGTGATAATTGTAGGCTCGGGGCCGAGCGCCCGCGACGAGGCTCTGTGGGAGCGTCTAGGGGCTGTTTGTTTTACCAAAGAGATCGTTGTCGCCCTCAACGGCGCGCTAAGCCTGTTCCTAGAACGCGGCCTTAGGCCGGACTACTGGTGCGTCTGCGACCAACAGTCGCTTGTCGCCGACTTCCTGCCCGACGATCCACCGAGCGCCATGACCTACCTGCTGGCGAGCAAGGTGCACCCGAGCGTGTTCGACAAGCTGAAGGGGCGCGACGTTCGCATCTGGCGGCTGGATGATTTCGAGCCCGCTCCGGCCGGCAAAGTCGCCATTCCGTGTGCCGTCAGCATCACGCTCGTCACCCAGGCGCTGTTCCGCGCCCTTGGCTACCATCGGTTCGAGATGTACGGATGGGATTGCTGCTACTCGGCGGACGGCGAGCACCACGCCTCGGCTCAACCCGCACCGCTTGCCGAGCACAATCAGCCGGTTGAGTTGCGGCGCGAGGATGGCGAGGTGGTTGCGAAGTTCGAGACGACTGGCAGCTGGATGGCGGAGGCGAGGGACGCCGCTATTTCGGCCGGGAACTTCAAGGCGCTGGGGTTGGAGATGGTGGTGCACGGTCCCGGTATGATAGGCGCCATCCTGCGGGGGCGCGGATTGATTTGACCGACAGGGAGCGCATCGAAGCCCTGGAGTGGCGCGTGGCGGCCTTGGAGGAGGCGCTGGGTCTGACCTACGCCTCGCCCCCAGAATGGCGGCTGACGGCCTACGAGGCGCGCATTCTGGGGATGCTGGCGAAGACACAGGGATGCACGACCCGGCAACGTATCTACGCGGCGCTTTATGGCGACCGAGACAACCCGCCCTACGACAAGATAATCGATGTCTACATCTTCCGGATGCGCAAGCGCCTTAGGCCGCACGGCATCGCGATCCACAACACGTGGAGTGAGGGCTGGTGGCTTGACGCCGACGCTAGGGCGAAGATCGCGGCTTGAGCACCATCACGCCCGAAATCCTCGACCAGGCCCGCCAACTCGCCCTTCGCTGCGTTGACGACTTCGAGTTCTTCGCGCGGACGTGCCTCAAGATCAGAACCAAGAGCGGCGAGGTCGTTCCGTTTCGGCTCAACCGAGCGCAGCGGCATTTGCACGCACGACTTGAGCGTCAGCTAGAGACGAAGAGGTGGGTTCGTGCCCTGATCGTCAAAGGACGTCAGCTCGGGATCAGCACCTATATCCAGGCGCGATTCTATTGGAAGCTTTGGCGATCCTCAAGGGCCCTCAGGGCATTCATCCTCACGCACGAAGACCCCGCGACGGCGAACTTGTTCGGCATGGCGCAGCGGTTCCAGGACTTGATGCCGGCGCACATGCGCCCCAAGACCAAGGCGGCCAACGCGAAAGAGCTGGTATTTGCCGCCAACGACTGCGGCTACCATGTCGCAACGGCGGGGAGCAAAGAGGTAGGACGGTCGGACACCATTCAGCTTTTCCACGGCTCAGAGGTCAGCTACTGGCCTAACGCCGAAAGCCACGTGAAGTCCCTGCTGACCACGGCGCTCGCCAAGGTGGACGGAACCGAGGGCATCCTCGAATCGACCGCCGACGGCATCGGAAATGTCTTCCACAGCTACGCCATGGCGGCGATTCACGAGAAGTCTGAGTACGAAGCGATCTTCATTCCGTGGTTCTGGGGCGACGATTATCAGGAGAAATGCCCAAAGTCCTTCGCCGACAGGTGTCCGCCGGAGTTCCGCGAATACGGCGAATTGCACGAGCTGACGTGGGAGCAGGTCTACTGGGCCTACCTGACCAATCGCGAGATCGCCCAAGGCAAGTCGCTCGATCCGGAGAAAATCTGCCCCGACTTCCACGCCGAATACCCCGCGACGTTCGATCTCGCGTTCCAGACGTCGGGCAACAGCTTCATCCCGGCGCTCAGCATCATGAAGGCGCGCAAGCCGGAAGAGGAAATCATTGGGCGCGGGCCGATCATTCTCGGTATCGATCCGGCCCGCGACCAAGATCGGGTGGGCATCATCGACCGCTGCGGGCGCCGGCTTGGCCAGCGCATCTGCGAGACGTGGGAGCCTGAGGGCGATACGGTTTACCTCGCCCAGCGACTTGCGACGGTAATCGACCGTCTGAGCCCAGACGCGGTCAACATCGATGTCGGCTCGAACGGGGCTGGCGTGTACGACAACCTGATGGACATGGGCTACGGCGCCAGGCTGAACGCGGTCAACTTCGGCTCGTCGCCGATAGGTCGTGGCCCGACTGGCGAGGAGATGTACCTCAACCGCCGGGCTGAGATGTGGGACCTGATGCGCGACTGGTTCGAATCGCCTGGCGGGGTGCAAGTGCCGGATAGCGATGCGCTTCATGCCGATATCGGCGCCCCGGTGTGGGGTCCGCAGGCGACGCGGCACAACACCAACAACGAGCTGGTGCTGGAGGACAAGGAGAAGATCAAGAAGCGGTTGGGTGCCTCGCCTGACCTAGGCGACGCAGCGGCGCTGACTTTCGCTGTTCCGTTCGCGGCGAATATGCTAGCGCAGAACACGCCGCCCCGCCAAAGGCGCGTGCGCAATCCGAGGGGAGGCTACTAAGTGGCCGAAGACCTGAGCGAGGCCGATGCGATGAACGATGGTATCGGCCTATTTTCGACCGCACATCCGCAGACTGCCAAGCTGACGCCTTGGGCGCGCGTTAAGCTTTGGTGGCGTTGGAACACTCCATGGGGCGGTTTGCCGACTGAGAAAGTCGAGATAACCGTTCCTGACGACGATCCTGGACTGCGAGGCGTGCCGTTGCGCCCCCGCGCCGTGAACCACGATGGACCGGCGCGATGAGCTACGTGGACAGCGTCCTGCTTTGCATCTCCTGTGCCGAGGATTCAATCGAGGCTGAGACTAGCGGGCTGGAACTAGACACCTATCCGTTGGTGGGCCAGATCAACGCGTGGCTAGCCGAGCGGGAGTTCCGCCCCTTGGTTGACATCACAGACCACATGGGCGGAACGAAACACTCGCAGATGTGCGTTTTCGGTGCGGCTTTCAACTATTTTGCTCCCCGCGACGAGTTTGGCGCGATGGTGATATCGCTACCTTGGGAATATCCCGGAGAGGTCGTGCTACTGATCAATCCCGAAGAGGGCGCGACCAAGATTGTGCGTCCGAAATCAGGAGCCGGAAAATACTCGCTTTACGAAGGTTTTTACGTTCTCGGGGATATCGCGAGACGATGAGCGACGCCCCTCGCACCTGGTCGTTACAGATTGGCGTCAAGGGTTCCCTGTGGAGGGCGATGGCGTGACCCGGCGCGAACTAACACGCACAATCACGCTCACGACGCTGGACTTCGCCAAGTCGGATGGCGCTGACATTCTGGATCGCCAAAGCGTGCCTGAATGTCCCAAGCCTATCTCGGATGGCGTGGTTGACATCGGCAATGAGCGTTGGCGCTTTCACGCCAACTCGCTGACGACCTATATCCGCTATCGGGCATCTGGTTCCCCCATGAATGCCCCGATGCGGTTTGCAGCGTGTTGGCAAGCCCATGGCTGAGATCGCTTGGTTCTTCGCGGGCACCACTACGGCCCTGCTGCTTGTCTGGCCGCGCACTCGCGAACTGCTGCACATTGAATGGCTTGAGCGTCGGTATGGCGACCGATGGTGGTTTGGCTTCGGCTCGCCGAGTGTGCCTTACGGTCCTCTGACGCTAATCGCCAGACAGCTTGTCCTGCGCGCTCCGTGGCTGTGCAAGAATGTCTGACGCCCCCCGCACCTACACCCCCGCCGAAGTCGAGGAAGCGAAGCTGAACGCGACGCACCAGGACTGGGTGCGGGCCGTGAGGCTGCGCGAGGCCGAGCGTGCGCCGGTTGGGCGAAGGGTGAGGAACAAGAGGGCTGGATATTGATCTGGTTGGGAGCCGTCTTTTTCGCCGTACTTGGGTGCGGCTTTCTGCTAGCGCCGGGAGCCGTTGAAGTATCGTGGAATGATCGGCCCGTCCCTAGCGCAACGATGGCTCTGCGAATCGTGATCGCACTAACGTTATTCTCGGCGGCGAGCGCGTTCGCAATCAGAGCTTGGAACGGAAATGCCTGAACCGCTAGAAATCCCCTTCGAAGACGGCACGCTGCTTCGCTTTACCCACAAGCCCGGGGGCTGGGTGCAGCTCGAAGCGCGCGGGGCGCTGAGCCCGACCGTCACCGCTATCGAGATTTCGCCCGAGGATGTCGAGAAGGTGCGCGCTTGGCTCGGCAAGCACGACGCGGCGAAGCGGGCTGAGCTGGCGAAGGAAGAGACTGCGCCGAAGGGGAGGGGCCACGACGGTGGCTGACGAGGCGCGAGATAAGTTCGATCTGCGGTATTTTCTGTTCGGTTTCTGGATTCGCCGCGAAGCCTGCCGCTTGGCTGCGTCTGCGTTTTGCCCAGATGAGGATGGGCGATATACGCCACGCCTTTGGGGTCTGACGGTCTTCTTCGAAAGCTATCTGCTATACGGCTCAGCCGGCACGCGCGAGGACTTTGGCCCGAAGGACGACGAAGAGGAAAGGCCGGCGCAAAAGACGGTCGTTCAGCTCATTGTGCGGGACGACTGATGGAAATCCATTTCGGCTGGGGATCACGGCAAGTCAAATTCGTCCCGGGCGACGGAAATAAAATCGCGCATATCGCGTGGAGGCACGAAGAGCGCGGCGGATATGACGATTCGTCTACGGGCGTAACCTATTGCTGGTGGGACGAACCGGCCTCAGTACCTGCGCTAATCGCTCGGCTGCAAGAAATATACGCCGAGTATGAGTTGTGGCTGACAAAGGAACTGGTGCGTTATAAAGCCGAGGGCTCGCCGATGTCGGACGAACAACTCGCGCGGATTGAGAAGGCCCGTGCCGAGGGTATGATCTGATGGCCCTCATTACTCGCGTCCAGCGCATCCCGACACCCGAGCCGCAAGCGACGATTGACACGTCAACGCAGGGGCTCACGCCGCCCGGCAACGAGACCGGCGCTGAGCCCGAAAGTCTGCAACGCCTTCGCGGCTTCACCGACGCGAACGGCGACATCTCGCACCTGCTGGACCCCGCCGTACTAGGTCGAATTGGCGTCGAGGCCGTGCGCCAGTGGGAAATCGATGACGCCTCGCGCATGTCGTGGAAGAACCTGGCCGAGCGGTCGCTGGCGATAGCGGCGCAGGAAGAGGGCGAAGGAACCGAGTCGTCTGGCTACGCCTCAGGCGAGGGCCTGTGGGACAACTCGGCTGACATCCACTACCCGATCCTGACCACTGCCAGCCAGCAATTCGCGGCGCGGGCTGGGCCTGAGTTGGTCAAGGGCGATAGCGTCGTCAGCGTCAAAGTGTTCATGCCCCCGCACAAGAAGCCGACGCCGGGACAGGTCGCGCAGGCCAATCCACCGCCGCAGCCCGCACCCGGTCAGCCTCCCGGTCAGCCGCCTTCGCCACAGGCTCAGCAGGCAGCGCAGGCTCTCGCGGCGCAACAGCAGCAGGAACAGCAAGCCTCGCTTGCCATCGACGCGCGCAACGCCAGAGCCGAGCGCGTCAAGCACTTCCTCAACTGGCTGATCTTCTACCAGATGGACGATTGGGAGGGCGACACCGACCTCCTGCTGCACCAGATTCCGATCACCGGCGCGGCGTTCAAGAAAATCTACATGGGCACGTCGGGCCTGTGCTCGGAATACGTCAGCGCGCTCCGCTTGACGGTGCACAACGACACGAAGAGCCTGTATCGCTGCCCAAGGATCACGGAAGACTTCGAGGTCTACCCCTACGAAGTCGAGCAGCGCCAGCGCACCGGCATCTACCGGCCCGACGTAGACCTACCCAAGATCGGCGAGGACCCCGAGCAACCCCGCAAGTTCATCGAACAGCACCGGCTGGACGATCTGGACGAGGACGGCTTGGCTGAGCCCTACGTGGTCACGGTTGACATAGACACCAAGACGCTGATGCGGATCGAGCCGGCCTATACGCTTGCCGACATCATGATCAACCAGACCAGCGGTCAGGTCATGCGGATCGACCGCTGGGAACTGTACGCGCCCTACTTGTTCCTGCCCGACCCGCGCGGAAAGTTCTACGGTATCGGCTTTGGCAAGTTGCTGGAGAGCATCACTGACAGCGTTGATACCTCGATCAACCAGCTTCTCGACGCCGGCACGGCCGAGATCGCCGGCGGCGGCTTCATTGGTTCGTCGGTCAGGCTGCAAGGCTCAGGCGCCGGCGGCTCGCTGTTCTTCCAACCGGGCGAGTACAAGGTGGTCAGCACGTCAGGCCCCGATCTGCGTAACGCCATTTGGGAGCGCACCGTACCTCACCCGTCCGATGTCACCTTCAAGCTGCTGGAACTACTGCTAGCGGCGGCCAAGGATATCGCGTCGGTCAAGGACGTGATCACGGGTGAGGCCCCCTCTACGGCCCCGGTGGGCACGACGCTCGCCTTGCAGAACCAGGCGCTCCAGGCGTTCAGCGCGATCTACAAGCGGGTCTATCGCGGCTTCAAGGCCGAGTTCCGGTTGATGTACCGCTGCCTCAAGCGCTGGGGCACGGATCGGGAGCGCAGACAGTATGCCGAACTGACAGGCGGCGATTTCGACGCTGACTTCTCTGGCGACGGAACCGATATTCAGCCCGTCGCTGATCCCGCCGTTGTGACCAAGATGCAGAAGATCGCCCGTATCCAGACGCAGATGCAGTTGGCCGAATCGGAGATTGGACAGGCCGCTGGTATGACGCAACCTGGGCCGGCGCGTGAGTTGGCGCGCGATGCGCTGGAAACGATGGACACCGACCGACCAGACAGGTTCTTCGCCGATGTGCCGCCTAACCCGCTGATGATCGCCAAGACTGAGGACATCGCCGCCACCGCCAAGCTCAAGTCGGCCGATGCCGAGCTACGAGGCGCGGAGGTGCATACCAAATTGACGGACGCGCAGATCAAGGCGCAGAAGAGCGTGGCGGATACCGGATTGGTGCACGCCAAGACGGCGCGGGAGTTGGGCTTGGCCGCGAAGGATACGCACGACATCCACAAGGAAGCCGACAGGATCGCGCAGACGGGTAGTGTCGCCGATCTGGAAACTCTTCAACCTCCCGAGCCGCCCGAAGGGCCACATGCAACTCCATCCCCAGCACCTTAAGCTCGAAGCCGTCTGGTTCAACGATTCGCCCAAGCGCTATGTGGCGCAGGCGTATCTTGAGGGTCCGGCTTGGGGCGTGTTCGACCGCCGCGAGCGGCGATTCGTTGATGACGATCTGGCCCGATTGCCGCTCGATGCGGTGGCTGGTGAAACGTGGGCGGACGCCTGATGGCGCGTGCTCAGCCGTTACCCCAGCCTTTCCTAGGTGTCTGCCCCAAACCCTACCGAGGCCCCACCGCGCTGACCTCGGAAGAGTTTGCGGCCTGGGCCAGCCATCCGGTCACTGAATGGGTCGCGGCTCGCTACGAAGCGATGGCGCTGGCCTGCCGGGAGGATTGGGTCTCTCGCTCGTGGGCATCCGGAGAGGCGACGCCAGAATCGCTGCTTGAACTGCGCACTCGCGCCGACTGCTATATGGCCTTCCTCGAAACCGATTGGGGCCGCTATTCTGAAATCCAGATCAACCCGAAGGGAAATCGATGAACAAGCCTGTCGCTGCACCGCCCGCCATGAGCCAGATGGACAAGTTCGCCGACTCGCTGGCCGGCGCCATGGCGCGCCGCAAGCCGGACGTGGAGTTCTACGGCCAGATCAAGGACACCGTGCTCAAGCTGATCCCAGGCCAGAACGAATGCATGCCGGGCATACGCATGGTCGAATACAACGTGCTGGTGGCCATGCCGGAGATGCCAGACAAGCTCGGCAGCATCTATATCACGGCCGAGTCCCGCGACCAGATGGAAATGGCGATGCAGTGCGGGCGCATCATTTCGGCCAGTCCCGTCGCCTTCAACTACGACGATTTCTACGAGAGCTACCCGGAACTGGCGCCCAAGGTCGGCGACCTCGTCTGGATCGCTCGCTACGCCGGCGGCGAGGCGGTCGGCAAGGACGGCCGCCGCTACCGGCTGATCAAGGACAAGGACGTGGGTGGCGTGATCGAGCCGCCGCAGGACTAAAACCAAACCCAGCCGACACGGGGTGCGTCGGCTGGGCGGGGGGCTTCTAGGGTGGGGCCACGCCAACGGCGCAGCGAAGCAACGATTACGGCTAAACTTCGCCAAGCGCAAGGACCCGCGACGCAATGCCCCGCACGCTAAATATACCCCGCCGCTCCATGAAAGAGATCGTGGACGGCCAGCCCGGTAATGTCGCGGCTGATCTGGAAGAAACCAAAGTCGAAACACCTGCCCCAGAAACCGTCGAAACGCCGGCTATTGACGCCGAAGCGGAAGCGGGGCAATCATCGGAACAAGCAACTCAGCCCACCGAAGGTGAGAGGGAGTTGGCCCAGCGGATCGCAAAGCGAATGGGCTGGGCGCCCAAGGAAGAATGGAAGCGCGATCCCACCAAGTGGGAAGACGAGTTTCAGTTCCTTGACCGGACCCCCACCGAACTCGTCGCGACTCGTCAGCGTAACGCAGAGTTAGCCGAACGAGCCAAGCGGGCGGCCCAAGCCGCCGAGGCGGCGTTCGAGGAAGATCGCAGACGACTGCTTGCCGAGGCGGAAGCCAAGGTCAGGGCCGCCGCCGACGCGAAGGACCCCGAAGCCGCCGCCGCCGCCGCCAGGGAAGTTGCGGCCCACTCCGGGCCACATCCCAAGACGGCGGCATGGATCGCGCGCAATTCCTGGTTCAACGAGGACCAAGGCGCTCAGGCGGTCGCGGTGACGGCCATCCGAAAGGCCGAAGCCGCCGGATTCAGTATCGAGGACCAGCTTGAGGCCGGCGAAATGGCGGCACGAAAGCGGTTCCCCGAGTACTTTGGCGCCGCTGAGACGACGCCAGTGCGCGAAGCGCCAAAGGAAGAAATCCCGCTCTCTCAAGTCAGGCGTCCGCCCGTCGTGCAAACCCCGAGCCGCACGACACAGACGACCAGGGCAACCACCGAGCGGGGCTTTGCGGACATCCCGTCCGCGATGCGTCAGCAATTCGAACAGCGCCTGCAACGGCTGTTCACCAATCGAGGGCTGACGGTCCAACAGGCCCAGGACCGCTACGCCAAGAGCTATTGGGCCGAGAATCCGAGTTAGGGGCGCAACACCGCGCTTCTGACGCACACAGGAGCGCGGCGCCTTGGAAGTCGAGACACACGAAGCCCCCCGCCGTGGTCGCCCACCGCGCGCCCAAGCAGTGGCAGGGCAGCGCCGCCGCCGCAACGCCGGCTCGCTCAATCGGATGATGCAGTACCGATTGGACTGCATCCCGCTCGAATGCCTCGACAAGGAAAACTACGTCTACCGCTGGATCGATGATCGGCCCGGGCGCCTGCGCATGGCGACTAAGATGGACGACTACGACTTCGTCACTACCGGCGATCTCGGAGACGGGTTCAATCCCGAGGCGACCGACTCGGAATCGACCGAACGGGTGCGGATGTTCGCCGAGGCGGATCGCGCCGGCAACCCGACCTACACCTACCTGTGCCGCAAGCCGAAAGACTTCTGGCAGGAGGACAACGAGGACATCGTCCAGCGCCGCGAGGCGATGATGGAGGGCCGTGTCTACCACGGCGCAGCCGATGGCGCGCCATCAGGCGAGGGCGCACCGGCCGGCTCCGATCTGGACGAAGGCGTCAGCTACGTGCCCGCCGGGGTGAAAATGGGCGGCTCGGCCCTGCGCCGTCGCGCGCCGACGAACTTCAAGTAGAGGAAGGCCGAAATGGCAAACCCGAATACCCCTTACGGCCTCGTCCCTGTCCAGATTCAGGGCGCGAAGGACTGGCGCGACAGCGTCAATCTCTACTCGGTCCCCGCAAGCACCACTAACGCCATGTACGTCGGCGATCCGGTGGTCAAGCTTGCGGCTTCCGCCGATGTGAACGGGATCAACGGCGTCAACCTCGTCGCGGTTGGGTCCTCGCACCCGATCACCGGCGTGATCGTCGGGTTCCAGGGCAAGGGCACGACACAGCTCGGCAACTACAATCCGGGCTCGCTGTTCGGCCTCTCGGGCAATCCTGGCCCCGCCTATAAACCGGCCAACGATGCATCCGTCTGGTATGTCCTCGTTGCCGACGACCCGAGCACGATCTTCTCGGTGCAGTCCAACGACTCGGGTGGCGTTCCGGCTTCGACCATCGTCGGCAAGAACGCCAATCTCGCGAGCGGCGCCGGCTCAATCTACACGGGCTGGTCCGGCTGGCAACTGGCCGCCAACCAGGTCGGCACGTCAGCCAACGCGCAGCTCAACATCGTCGGCGTGCTGCCCGAGCCCGACAACGTGGCTGGCTCGGCGAACTGCAAGTTCCTGGTTCGCCTGAACGCTTCGACCGAACAGACCCCCAGCACTGGGACCGGCATCTAGGCCATAGCCCGCTAGCATAAGGACGCCGCCCCATGGCCGCAGTAATCACCCGCTCAAACCACCCTGACGGCCTATGGCCTGGCGTGCTTGAATGGTTCGGGCTGAACTACGACGAGTTTCCCGATGTCTGGAGCGAGTGCTTCGACAAGGTCGAGGGCGAACTCGCCACCGAGCGCCTGATCGAAGCCACCGGCTTCGGCTTGGCCCGCACCAAGACGGAAGGTGCGCCGATTACCTACGACGCCGACGCCGAAGGCTACGCCACGCTGGCGACGCCCTACGTGCTGGGTCTCGGCTATCAGGTGACGCGTGAGGAACTGGAGGACCAGCTTTACACCGAAGTCAGCCTGCCCCGCGCCGAGTCGCTGGCCTTCTCGCTGCACACCACCATCGAACTGGCCCACGCCAACGTGTTCCTGAACGGCTTCTCGGGCTCCTACCTCTATGGCGACGGCCAGCCCCTCTACAGCGCCTCGCATCCGACCAAGTCGGGCAACCAGTCCAACCTTCCGACCGTCAACGCCGACTTCAGCGAGTCCTCGCTGGAGGACATGATCAAGCGCGTCTACCTGGCGCAGAACTCGCGCGGCCTTCAGATCAGCCTGCACCCGCGCCGGCTGCTGCTCTCGGCCGCCGACATGTTCAACGCCACACGCGTGCTCGAATCGCAGCTCCGCACCTCGACGGCGAACAACGACATCAACGCGATCAAGCAGATGGGGCTGATGCCCGAAGGCGCGCTGGTCAATCCGTACCTGGGGGTCGAGACTACCCAGGCGTGGTACCTATTTACGTCAACTCAGCGCAATAAAGGCCTAGTATCTATCTGGCGTAGAGAGCCTGAATTAGAGAGGGACAGTGAGTTCGACTCGGAAAATGCCAAGGCCAAGACTACTTGCCGATTCATTCCTTCTGTTGGTGACTGGCGGAGCACGTTTGCAACGGCTGGGTTATAGCTTCCAACCAACAACCTGATTGGATGATTTTTGGGCCAACCCGCGTGAGGTCGCGCCTTCGTGTCAACGACCCTGCATTACCGAAATTACGACACCTACAAACCCGCCGACGCTTGGGCGATTTGCGATCGTTGCGGCCAGCGAGTGAGGCGAAGCCAGCTTTACGTCGAATGGGACAACTTGCGAGTTGATCGCAAGTGTCTCGATCCTCGCCCGCCGCAAATGCAGCCGCCCCGCGTTTACCCCGAGGGCATCCCGTTCCCCGACGCGCGCCCGCCGCAAGACAACCCCGACCGCCTGACCGACGATACGGCCCTCCAGAGCGTCACGGGCGGCTTTATCGTCGCGCCGCCGGGGCAGTACCACAACGGCGGCCAGAACCAGCTACCAGGCGCGCTATCGCCCATGTCGCTGACAGAGAGCGTGACAGCCTCGCCGAACATTCCTGAGCCCGGTCAGCCATCGACCATCGGCACGCCGATTAGCCCGAACGTGCTGGCGGACGATGTGACCTTCATCACGGGCCGCGTCGGCGCGCCGAGCAACAGCAATAGCTTAGTGCTCGATCCGGCGCCTTTCCCGGCTGGCTGGGCCATCGGGTTTGATGGCCGGCAATGGTCCTTTTATCAGCCGGCGCCAACGTGGCTGGCTGACTACGCAGTGCCAAGTGGTGACGCGCCCCTGATGGTGGCCGATGTCGCCAAGAATCGATATGCGGTTACGCCCGACGCGGCTCGCGATCCGTTTGGCCCGCTGTTCTACGCATATAGTCCAAATGGGAATTTCGATCCCGTGCAGGATTGGATTGCTGGGCTGGGGCTGCAAGCGAACTCCGACACTCAGACATGGCCCACCTTCAATCAGAACATCTTCGCGCTCTACCCCAATGTCACGCTGGTGCTGTATATGAGCTTAGTTCCAGGCAGCAGCTCGGTTCTGTCCAATGCCTACAACAATGCGAATACGAACGGGGAAGGTGCGCAAGTTAACCTGACTAACGCGCAGGTGTTCTCGGTCAACCTAAGCGCCTCCGACAATTCTCCCAACACAGCGGGTGTTGCGACACCCCCATATAGGGCCGCCATTTCCTCTGACGGGTCAAAACTTCGCATGAGCCTTAATGGCTCTCCCGTGGTTTCGCTGGGTAAGTTGAGTTATCCTGATCCATTTAATTACTGGGGCCTTGGGCTGATACAAGGCAACGATGGAACGCCGACCGTTACGGCGGTGGTGATCTACCCCACTCAGTCCGACTCAGACCTTCCTGCGATTTCGACACCATGAGGCAGTTTGATGCCGCAGTTTAGGAATTACCCCGAGGCGACTTTTCTGCTGCCAACCGATGCCTTTGTCATCGATCGGATCGGCACGGGTACGATGTGGATCGAGGACCCCAGTTTTCTGATTCAAGCTGCGGCCCAGATGACGTTGACGGGCGACGTGGCGTGGGCCGGGCAGGAAGTCCCCGACACGTTCTGGGTTCCGTGGAACAGCCTCGTCACCAGCTCGGCGCCGACCCCTGCCTACAACCCCGATGGCGTTGCGAGCCTCACGACGCCTACGCCGGCTGGAAGTCCGGCGCATGGGGCCTTCGGCGCGACAGGACCGGGTTTCACCATTCCTGTCTCAGGCATCTATCAGGTCTACGCCTCAATCAACCTCGTCTACGCAGAAACGCCTGGACCTGGACCCCTCGACGGTGATTTCGAGGTTTTCATCGAGTGCGGAAAGGCGCCATGGCCAACGGATGGCCAGGTGCTGAACAGCAATGTGCGTCCGGGGATATTGAGCAATGGGCCGAAAGGGTTCTTCAATGCCGACGTCTCCGGCGGCCTGAATTGCACGGCGGGTGACGTGGTATTCATGGGCGTGGTGGACAACACCAGTAATGCCGGCGCCAACTTGACGGTTACGGGGCTTTCCTACTTCGGCATCTATAGGGTGAGGTAGGAACGTCGTGTCGGTTACATGGACCCTGACCGCCCAAGGGGCCATCACCCGAGCATTTCGAATGCTGGGGGTATTGACGCCGCCATGGGTGCCTAACGACGATCAGAACGCGCAAGGCATGATCGTCATCAACGGGCTGCTGAAGGCGTTGCAGACCGATGGGCCGAACGTCTTCCGGCAGACACAGATAGCGCTGACCGCACCCGCCATGGCGCAAACGGTAGCTATTACGCCCTACGTAGCCGGGATCGAGGAAGCGCGATGGGTAATCACCCCCGCGCCCAACCTTTATGAACGTCCGCTCGGACAGTTTAGTTACGTGGACTATATGTTATTGCCTAATAAGATGTCGCCCGCGCAGTCTCCGTCTATCTTCATGTTCGACCGCCAGGTGTCCACGACGCAGATGTGGATTTGGCCGGTTCCGCAGCTCGGAGGGACAATCAATGCCACGGTTGTTCGCGAGGCTAACGACGTTGTATTGCCGAGCGATGCTATAGACGTGCCGAGTGAGTGGATATTGGGATTCACTTATGGCTTGGCTGATGCGCTGATGGATGACCAAGGCGTGGCGGCGGCCGATGCCGCGACCGCTACACGAATCGCGCAGCATGCCGCCGACTGGCATCGCAAGGTGGAGGATTTCGACCGGCCCACGTCGGTATGGTTTAGACCATGGGGTAAAAAGGGGTCAGGTAATTTTTGGAGAGGTTAGCGGTATATGATTCCACGAATTACCGTACTTAATAGAACCAATCGCCCCCCTAGTTACCCCATATTCATCCGCAATAGCGCTTATACTATTTACTTTCATCAATAATTGCCTAATGACAGGAATATCACTTGCGGATAACTTAGTATTGAATCGCTGATCTCCAATCATTACGCGTCTACGACCTTTTATTATCATGTCGGTTACATTATCTAATGGCGTTCCTATAAATAGGTGATCTGGATTTACACAGGGAGGATTGTCGCACTTGTGTAGAACCCACATACCATCTGGTATGTCTCCCCTGTATAATCGCCAAGAAGCGGAGTGAGCGCGCACATTGTTCGTGCCGAGATAGAAAGCACCATACCCGTCCTTGTCTCGCCCTGCCTGCCATGGCCAGCACTCGGCTGCGCCTAGTCGGAGAAACTTCGTCTCAAACCGGGCAAGCGTGGTAAGTCCTTGGGTAGCCATCTCACGTCCTCGCATGACGTTGTTGGTCAGGGGCGGCGGCTCGTTGAAGGCGAGCCGACCGCTCCGTCCTTATACCATCGTTCGTCATTGCTACGCCTCACGAAATCGCCTACCTTTCGCGCTGGCCCGAAGGGCGACCCGCACCATCATTGTCGGAGTCCCCCTCCCATGACCGAACACATGGACGCCCGCGAACGTCACGCGCACTTCCGCAAAGAGTACGCCTGCGGCGGCCGCGAACCGCCGAAGCCGCACGGACGCGGCGCGGAGCGCAAGGGCAAGAAGGCCGAGACGTGGGACCGCGAACTTGGCCGCAACGCTGTCCGCTCGAAGGACTGACGCGCGATGACCGCCGAGACGCGTCCGGCCAAGGAGCGGCACAAGTCCTACCACGAGCACCGGGAGGACTCGGGGCGCGGAGAACCAGAGCACTGGATCGCCGGGGCTGTGAAGCACAAGGGCGCGCTGCATCGCGAGCTGCATGTACCGCAGAGCGAGAAAATCCCGGCCAAGAAGCTGGCCAAGGCCGAGCACAGCAAGAACCCAACCGAGCGCAAGCGCGCCCAGCTAGCCGAGACTTTGAAGGGGCTTAGCAAGTGAAGCGCTTCGAGGGCACGAAGGCGGATCGCCGCTCCGATAAGATCGGCGCCAAGGAGCAGGGCGTCAGCGACAGGGCGTGGGAAGACTCGCCGCGCGATAAGGCGGCGGACGCCATGCGCGACTACGGGACCTACGCGGAGGCCCACAAGGCGCGCAAGCGCGGCGATCCGCAGCGCATTCCGTTTCACGTGGACGCGCATGGGCCGTTCTTCAAGGACCGCGTCCTCAACCGCGACGGTCACGATCCGTTCAAAGGAACCGACAAATGAAGACCGGAACCAACTGGGCCAACGCCGATGGGCCTAAGCCTGGATCGACCAAGGCTATTTCGCAAAGAAAAGCGATTAGCATGGGCTACGAAGCCCCCAAGTCGGAGCGCCGCGTGGATGTGTTCCAAAAAGAGCACGAAACCGGCGTCACGCATGCGCCCGGGCTGACGACGCGCGCCGAACGCCATCGGATGTAGTGACTTGGCGTGGATATTGATTTCGCCACCGGCGTCTCTGGCCGCCCCTCTATTGGCGGACCCGTCCTCCGCACGGTAAACTGCTACGCCGAGGCATCGCCTAACGGCCCCAAGAAGACAGTCAGAATCGGGCGTCCGGGGCTAACGCTCTACGGCACGCTGGGCTCCGGGCCGATCCTGCGGCAACTCCAGAATCCTGGCCTCTTCAACGGTCGGCTGTTCAGCGTCTCGGCCGGATCACTCTACGGCAATACGTCGCTCATCAGCGCTATCCCGTATGGTACCAACCCCCGCATGGCGGCGACCAATTCGCAGCTCGCCATCACGACGGGCGGTGGTCTCTATGTTTATGACGGCACGACGCTCACCCAGATACAGTTCTTCGACGACGGCGTCTCGCGCCTGCCGCCGTTCTCCAGCGTCGTCGTGCTCTACAACATCTTCGTTTACACGGTATCCGGCATTAACCAGTTCTTCTTTTCCAAGGTCGGCGACGCGACCAGCATCAACGCCGCTAACTTCTCCTTCGCTCAGACCTCGCCCGGCCCGATTATCGAGGTCGCGGTGCTGGCGGAAGAGCTGTATTTCCTCAAGACCGACCGCACCGAGATTTGGGACTTCAACGGCTCGCTGACCGCGCCCTTCGCCGAGTCGCTCGGGCGTACCTATATCCGGGGAACTCCTGCCCAAAGCTCTGTCGTCACCGATATCGACAACGCCCTGTTCTGGGTGGGAGACGACCTCTCGGTCTATCGCTCGTCGGCCGTGCCGATCAAGGTCTCGACACCGTACATCGATGATCGCCTACGGGCCAACGCCGACAATGCCGCGCAGATCATCTCATTCCGCGCCGGGATCGAGGGTCACTGGTTCTACGTGATGAACCTCGTCGGCTTGGGTGAGAGCTACGCCTATGACTGCGCCGCCGCAGCGGCGGGCACAGACCCGTGGGCGCAGTGGGGTAGCCAGGCTCAGCAGGATAGCGATGTTGGGCTATATCTTGGGCAGACCTCTACCGGCCAAGGCGACACGATATGGGTCGGCTCGGGAATAGACGGTCGCGTCTGGCTACTGGACGCCAGCAATCAGACCGACGATGGCGCGACGCGGCAGGTGCTGACCACAGCGGTGATCTGGCTGACGGGTGGGGTGCAGCGGCTTAACAATGTGTCGCTGGCCTGCGTGCGGGGTGTTGGAGCGCCTGATGCACCAGCCCCGGTCGCCAAGGCGCGGTTCTCTTACGATGGCGCGAGGACATGGACCTCATGGCTGGATGGCGCGATTGGGCCGGTTGGGGCCTATAACTATAAGGCGACATGGCGCAATCTCGGCTTGGTGCAGCAGCCTGGCTGGGTGGGCGAGTTCAAGATACTCGACCCGGTGATTGTCGCTATCCAAGGTGGTTCAGCGAATGAGCCACGCGTTTGAGTAGCACAGGCGTCACCACTCCGAATATCCCGCCGACGACGGTCCCGGTGTTGGGTGGCGACGGACAGTTCTCCCTGCCCTGGCGCCGATGGCTTCAGACCTTCTCGAATAGTGCCAACCTGACACCGGCGCAGATCGCTGCGTTGGAAGCGGCCATCGCGGCAGCGGCCGGGAATGCCGAGCACGCCCTCCAGATCGCCCAGGAAGCCCTGGCTGCGTCGGGTGGCTCCAGTGTCAGCGCGCTCGATCTTCTGGCCGTAGCGACCGCTGGTGAGCCGCAAGCAACCCTTCCGTCGCTGATGGCGCTTCTTGCGCTATCCCAGTTAGATTTCGTGGCGATTGTCGCGACTTTCGGCACGGGTGCGCCGGTCGCGGCCGGTAAAACCGAGGGCGACCTTTACTATGATACGACGGTGGCGACATATGTCGGCTATGTTTGGCACGCTGTTGCATGGCATCAGATAGCCTGACTGGAGAGGCAACGTGGCGCTTGCGCTTGGCAATACCGACGCGGTTCTGATCGCCACCACCACCAATCCGGTGCTGGCGGCCTTCGGTTCGACCGAGATGCTGTTCCTGAAGGTCACCGCCTGCAACAACGACACTGGCGCGCATCAGGTGACGGTCTATCGCGTGCCGCTTGGCGGCTCTCCCGCGACTGGCGAGATTTTGGTGAACGCCATGAACATAGGCGCAGGGCAAACGAGCGTGCTACCGCTCTCGGGCCAATCCCTGGTCAACTCGCAAGAGCTGTTCGCCAAGGCCGATGCGGCGAATGTGGTGAATCTGAACATCGGCTGGGCCACGCTATGATTCGCACGCTGGATGCGACGCGCTTCAATGAGATCGCCGCACACCCCGAAGTGCGCCCCTGGCTCGGCGGCACGCACCAGCTCGATCTGACTGATACTATCGCCAATCCGAACAACTTCGCCTTCCTGACCGATGAGCAAAGAGGCGGTTATATCTACGTGAAGCTGCAGCAAGGGCTCTATGCCGTGCACACGCTCGCGCTGCCTGATGGACGCGGCCGGCAGATGCTGGAGGCTCGCTCAGAAGGCCTGCGCGAGATGTTCACCAAGAGCGATGCGGTCGAAATCGTCACACTGGTTCCAGACGGCAACAAGGGCGCCGATGTCTGGGCCTTGCACGCTGGGTTCCGAGAAGTGTTCCGGCGTGAGAAGGCGTTCGATCTGATGGGCGAGATGGTGGACGGGTCGTATCGCTCGCTGAGCTACGTCGATTGGGCAATTCGCGACAAGCCGAGCCGATATGACGGCCAGCGTTTTCACGAAGCGATCCATCAACTTGTCGCCGACGATCATGGCGAGGACCCGGTGCACGACGCCTTAGTGGGAGCCACGATGGAGGGATGCCTTCAGAACAACGTCGAGAAGGCTATCGCGCTTTACAACCGCTGGTCAGCGCACGCCGGCTATCGGCAAATCCAGGTTCTCACGGCCCGACCGCTCGTTCTAGACATCGGCTCATGCCTCATTCAATATAGCCCCGATGGCTTGCAGGTTCTGCACGTTCGTCACTCCCGCGAAGCGGCTCCTATCGAAGATGTCTCGGGAGACGCTGAGTGCCAGTCGCCGCCATCGGTGCAGCCGCAAGCCTAGGGTCTGCCGCCCTTCAATCGGGTGCGGCGGGTAATGCCGCGAAGGCTCAAGGCAACGCCTCGAACGCCACACTTGCGGCCAATAACGCGCTGCTCGGCACGATAGGCAACGATGTCAATCCGATCATCGGCGCCGGCAACGAATCGGCCGGGGCGCTTTCTGGGCTGTTAGGCATAGGAGGCAATCCGGCGGCTTCAGATGCGGCGTTCAAGAACTACCTCAACTCGACCAACTATCAGTTCCAACTCGGTCAGGGCGAGCAAGGGATTGAGTACGCCAATGCCCCGTCTTTCAATTCCTCCGCGACAGCCAAGGCGCTGAACAACTACGCTCAGGGGCAGGCCGGGAGCGCGCTACAGGGATACGAGGGGCTATTGCAGAACCAGGAGGGGCAAGGTCTTCAAGGCTCGAACATCTACGCCAGCGCCGGAACTAACCTCGCGGCCCAGAATGCCAACGCGCGCAATTTGGCGGCTGGGGCGACCGGAACGGCGGGGCTCATAGGGGCCAATGCTTTTGGAAGCGCCCTGACTGGCGTGGGGAACTTGGCCGGCTCAAGTTATGGCCAAATCAGCAGCGCGTTAGGCGGTAGCAGTAGCTTTAACCCCGGCCAGATCGGCGGATCGGGAGAGTTCATTGATCCCTCTGCGCTCCAGGGCATCACGGCCCCCCCGATCACGGTGTCTTAAATGAGCTTCATAGACTGGAACGCCGCCGCGCTTCCTGGGCAAATCGCCGGTCAGCAGACGCAGAATGCGGCCTCTCAGCTTGCGCTTGTCCAGCAGAACCGCGCGCTGAGTGCGTTGCATGGCGTTGACCTCAGTAATCCAGATTCGGTCGGAAGCGCACTAAACGGGCTGGCTCAGATCGGTATGGCAGATCAGGGCAAAGCCGTGCTGGACCTAGCTTATCAACGCGCCCTCAATCAAGCGAAGTTGCCTGTGGCGACGGGCGCGTTTGGGGAGGCTGCGGACGCCATCGCAGCGCAGCGTGCGCAGGACGCGCAACAATCCTCTCAGCAGCCGCAACCCGCTCAACCCTCCCCACAACAATTGCAGCAAGCCCAGCAGACCATGCAGGCCGCATCGGATGCGGTGGGCCGCATCAAGGCCGCGCCTCCGAATCAGCGACTAGCCGCATGGAACGCCGAACGACAACAGTTTGCATCTCAGGGCTTGCCGACACAGGCGCTTGATGCGGTGGGCCAGCACCTTTCAGACGCGAACTTCTCTGACGAGGCGTTGGACGACCTAACGAACCACTATAGCGAACACGCCGCGAATTTTGGCGCGATGGCGGGTGGTGCGCCTGCGGGCGTCAATCTATCGACCCATCCCACGAACGCATGGAATACCGGAGCGGCAAGCCCTCCCGTGGGCTACCCGAATACGCAACAACTTCAAGCGTCCGACCCGAATATCGCAAGCGCACAGGCGCACCTTAATTCACCACTTCGCCAACCACTGGTACAGGGTGCGATCACTGCGGCTACTGGTATCGACCAGGCGCCAGGTTTTCAGCAGGATATCGCACTTACCGGACCGGCTCGCCAAGAGGCCGCCCATGCCGCTTTCGCCCCCACGGTTGCGGCCAGTACTACGACGGCGACCAATCTCGCCAATCTCAACACGCTACCGGCCGTGCAGCAGGCAGTGGCGGAAGCAAGCGCTAAGGGCTCGGCGGCGGGATCGCCGATGGAAATCACGCTTCCTAGCGGGGCTGTGCAGAAGGGCATCGTCAACTACGACGAATCGGGAAAACCATATTTCGTGCCGATTGGTCAGGCGCCGACCGCGACCGGGGGCCAAGCCGGCGCACCAATTGCGAGCCCGACCATCGCAGGCGCGAAGGGTATTGCTGGCGGTGCACAGGCGAGCGTCGATGCCGCAACCGCCTTCGAGAACTACACCAACGGCTACAAGGGCCGAAAGGCTAACCTTGATAACCTGCGTCAAGCGGCTGGCGACATCAGCACCGGCCCGCAAGCGCCGTTCTGGGGGAAAATCGGCCAGATCGCGGCTGAGTACGGCATCAAGACGCCATTCGCGCCCACGACCGATCAGACCGCCGCTTATGAAGAGGTGCGCAAGATGGCACTGTCGGTTGCGGCGCAGCAGATGTCTCAGCTTGGGCTGCCCGCGACCAATCAAGGAACAGATATCGCTGCGGGGACTACGCCCCACGAAGAAACGTCGCCCCTAGGCATCAAGCGTCTGACCGGCGTGCTCGAAGGCAACGAGGATTATGGCAACGCCACCCGCCAAGCCTGGGAGACGTGGAAGAACGGCAACCCAGCCGCAGGCATCCCGCCACACGGCTACGAGACCTATAACCAGTGGCTTCCTGGCTGGATGAAGCTATTCGATCCGCGCGTATTCCAGGCGCAGTACATGGACCCCGCGCAGCAGGCGGCCGTGAAGGGCGAAGTGGGGCCGAAGCGATTCGATGCGGAGGCGGCTGCTGCGAAGCGGCTGGGCTACCTTGGCGGTAGCTGATGACGTAGCCGCGAGCCTTGGTGTGCCCGAGCTGGCGCCACTGACGCCTGCGCCTCAAACTTCCGCGCCATCGTCCCAGTCTGCGCCGCCTCCGCTTCCTGACGAATCCGGGTTGAACTTGATCGCCCGCGCCTCTCTGGTCGAAGCCGATCCTAACAACCCGGAGAGCCAGCGAAACGTGGCCGGCGCCATCCTCAAGCGGGTGCAGGACACCGGGAGGACCGTCAGTCAGGTTCTTTCCGAGCCGGGCCAATTCGAGACCTACCAGAACGGCCGCATTCAGAGCGTGGATACGTCTAGCCCAGCATTTCAGTCGGCGCTCAACAACGTCAAGGACGTGACCGCTGGGCCTTACGACAGCTTCTTCAACCCGAAGATTGTAGCGCAGCGCGGGGTAAAGCCGCCGTTCGATCCGTCCACCGGGACGATGATTGGGACGCAGCTTTTCGGCAATGGGTATAGGGGCTCGCCCGTCACTGACACCGCATCGAACGATGTGGCCAGCTCGATCGGTCTCACACCCGATGAACATACGGCGATAACGACGCCGGATCAGGCTACGCCTTCTGCCAAATCCGCTAGTGGCGTGAGCGCTGACGACCAAGCCGCGCTTGCTGGTGAGGCGGCTGGCGCACTCCCTGCCGGCACGACCGACATCTACAAATCCACCGGCTCTGCGATGACTTCCGCGCAGCAAACCACTGCGCAGCAGATGGAAAAGGACCCGGCCCGTAAGTTCGATACGCAGGCCATGGCTGGCTCGCCAAGCAACCCTTACTTCCTCGAGCCGGACAGTCCACAGCCTACCGGCCCCGCGATCCATTGGGTGGACCTCAAGGGCCAGGAACATATCAATCCTGGCGGCTTGGCCGAGAAAGCCGAGAGCGGGCTTGAGGGCCTAGCTCAAGGCGTCGGGATGGATACGGCGGCCTCTGCCTCGCGCCTGACTGGCGGCGGAATCGCAGCGGCAGGAAGCGGCGACCCGATGATGGACGCGCTAGCGACCACTCAGGGCGGTATCTCTCAAAAAGACCTGGCAGATGCGGCTCAGCAGGGTGTCGCTCAGCAACAGAGCGACTATGCGCAAAAGCATGTCGGCGATCCCTATGCTCAAACTGGTCGCTTCATTGGTCAAACCGTCCCTGCCACGATAGCCGCAGCGGCGGTTCCCGAGCTTGAGGCGCCTACTGCTTTGGGCGCCGGCGGCAGGATGCTCGCCCAGGCCGGTACGAACGCGCTACGCGGCGTTGCCGCCACCGCGCCTAGTGTCGGAGCCAATTCCGCACCAGTGGCTCAGCAACTCGCTACGGGGGCTTTAGCGGGGGTTGCGGTTCCTGCGGTTCTCGACAAGGCAGGAAGCGTCGCGAGTAGCCTGGTGGGCAACAAGACGGTCTCACCCGGCCTCGCTCAACTCGCCGACACGGCCATCAACAAGTATGGCATTCCGGTTAGGGTGGGGCAGATTTCGGCCAATGCCGATGACCGCTATGCCGACGACGTTCTGCTAGGCAGCAACAAAGACTACCAAGCCAATAATGCCCAGCAGCGGCAAGCCTACATGCGCGGCATGACAGGCTCGTATGGCGATCCCAGTGGCGATGTATCCGGCCCAGCACTTAATACAGCGCACGCCCGAATCGGCGGCGTGCTGGACGATGTCACGTCGCGCAATCGGATCGATGCGCCCACGGCGGACGCCGTGCAGACGAAAATCGGACAGATCATCGGTCAGGCACAGGAAGTGCTTGGCGACGACGCTAAGCCGCTCCTCAACATGGCCGAGAAGATCGGCAGCGTCAGAAATGCGAACGGAATTTCAGGTCAGGCGTATCAGGCGCTCACCAATCGCGGCTCCTCGCTCGATCTGCTGACCAGAAACGACAACTCGGACGTTGCCCGCTTCGCGTCGCAGATCAAAGATGCCCTTGGCGATGGCCTCGCCGCGAACATGCCGACCACCGATTGGGATGCGTTTCAGAACGCTCGCTGGCAGTACAAGAATCTTATGACGGTGGAGAAGTTGGCGCCGAAATCTGGCGACAACGGCGAAATCTCCCCGCCGCTACTTCGTGGCGCGGTGCTTTCCAACTTTCAAAATGTCGCACGTCAAGGAGCGGGCGATCTAGGCGAGCTGGCCCAGATTGGCCAGTCGATCCTCAAGCCACCACCTCAGTCGGGCTCAGCCAATCGTGCTAAGGCGCTGATGGGGCCGATTGGCATTGGCGCGACGGGGATGGGCGAAGGCGCGGCGGCTGCACTTGCGTTGCTGCACGACCCTAATGCACTCTCCGTGGCCGCAGGTACGTTGGCGGGTGGCGCGGCCCTAGCCGGCGTCAAGGGCCTATCGCGGGCTATTCAGGCTTCTAGACTCGGGCCTAGCGGCACGCCTGCGCTGGTTGCCCGCTCACTGCCGAACGCCCCAAGGTCCGTAACGAACAGTGCACTGAGCGGGCTGGGGAATATAGTGCGGCCGGTCGAAATCCCGCTGAGCGCCCTGGCTGGTGTCCGGTTGCCGAACGCGTTTCAGCCCTCGCCGGTAGGGGCCAATGCCCAGTAGCCCCATCATGAAATGTACTATGGTTAGCAGGCCAAGCGCCCAAAGGAAGTGCGGGGCGAACAGGCCAGCGATGACCGCTTCGATGAAATCCATTCAGAACGCTAGCACAGGCATCGCGCCATGACGACGACAAGCGGTCGCCTCGTTCTACCGCTCGCTGAGCCCTGCATAGGTGCGAACGATCAGCTCCAAGTCGGCGCCGCTCTGACCGTTCGCATCTCGGGGGGCTCGACACTTGCATCGCTGTTCGCCGACGAAGCCCTAGCGACGCCCATCCCAAACCCGCAAGTCTCTGATGCGGCTGGTCGTTTCTATGAAAACTCGACCACAATCTTCGCGGACGCGACGCAGACTTACGATTGCACGCTGGCGTTCCCAGACGGCGAGACATTCACTTACGACGCCATAGCCCTAGTCGCTGCGGCCGCTATCATTACCGGCTTCGCACCGATCAATTCGCCGCACTTCACCGGCGTACCGACCGCGCCCACGACGGCACTGAACGACAACTCGAACAGCCTGGCGACAACGGCTTATGTCCAGGGCCAGGACTACGCCCCGCTGGCCTCCCCCGCACTCACTGGGATACCAACTGCACCAACTGCCGCACCGGGTACAGACACGACACAGCTCGCTACTACGGCTTTCGTGGAGGCGGCTGTCGGTGCGACGGTTCCAACAAGTCCGTCCTCTGGCTACGTCAAATTCGCTGGCCTGATTCTTCAGTGGACGACATTTTCGCTAGGCTCGGCTGGCGGTGCTTCACAGGCTGTGACGTGGCCGCTGATGTTCCCGACACAGGTGCTTGGCCTTCCGTGGGTCGCAATCAACAACGCGGCGCTTGAGATGGTAGGCGTGACTTCGGTAACGGTGAACGGCTGCACGGTCAACAAGGGCGCGACGGACGGATTTGCTCGCACCGGGACGGTTCTAGTTCTCGGCAATTAGCCGATTGAAGAACTTAGGCAAACGCGCTAGCGTCACAGTGTTTGCGGGCCTGCCGAAGGCTTTTCGCGCCCGCTTCCTACCGGACATTGCAAGCCGGCCGCTGGTCTAAGCGCCAGCGAATACGCTTTGAAGGCGTCTCTACATCGGAGCGCCAGGCGGATGAAAAGGAAAGCGCCATGATGCGCCACGAACCGAAGCGTGAGGCCAAGGCCCACGAACGCGCCGGCATGAAGAAGGCCGCGCACAAGGAAGGCCACAAGGAGCACGTGAAGGCTGGCCATGCGGCTGGTCGCAAGGAGCACGCCAAGGGCGAGCACAAGCACGTGCACATCCACCACTACCACCACGGCCACAAGGACTGATCTCCGCTTTTCAGTGCGCGAAGCGTAACCTGCCCGAAGGGCTCCGACCTATTTTCGACCGGAGACCTTGATGGCCGCCTTCCGATCCCTGCTAATCGCGCTGTTGGCGATGAGCCCGTTTGGGCTTGCCGGCAGCGCGTTTGCGCAGTCTGCCGTCCCTATCGTCACGTCGAGTTGCGGCACGACGAACGGGCAGACGCTTTCTCCTAGCCGAAACGCTTCGCCCTACGAAGATACGACCGGCAAAGGCTGCGTCAACGCGACGTTCAGCGGCACAGTTTCTACCGCCGCTTTTGCCCCGACAGGGCAGGCCTCCCTAGCCGCTAGCACGGTCACGTCTAATGTCGCCTTCGGCTCCGCCGGCCCGACGGCGGTCATCACCAATAACGGCTCGGTGACGGCCTACCTCAACTTCGGCAACGGTAGCGTCACCGCAACTACCTCGGGCTACCCGATCAATTCGGGTCAGTCGATTGCCTTCAACATTGGCTCCAATACGAACGTCGCTGGCATCACGGCGACTGGGTCTGCGCCGCTATCGATCACCACCGGCACCGGCACGCCGACTCTGGCGGGCGGCTCGACCAGCGCAGCGCCGGTCAACGTCACCGTCAACTCTCCCCCCAACGACGTCCTCACCGGCCCGATCACCTGCACCGCCGCCTGCGCGGCCACCACCCAAGTCAATAGCCAGGGCGCGGGCTCGGTCGGCATCGTGGCGACCGGCTCGGGCACCGGGCTCTCCTACACCTTCCAGGCCAGCCTCGACGGCACGACGTGGTTCAGCGTGGCGGCCTACACGCCCGCAGCCGCCATCGTGCAGCCGGGGACCCCGATCACCACCGCAGCGGGCCAATGGACCGTCCCGGCCTCGGGGTGGCGCTTCGTGCGTGTCAACCTGACCGCCATCTCTGGCGGCTCGGAGGTGTTCAACGTCAACTCCTCGGCCGGCTCCGTTGTGCCTCCGGGGGCTGCGATCACGGTCAATGCCCCTCCAAATGACGTGCTCCAGGGGCCGACGAGCTTCACCGGCGCGGGCGACATCATCGTCAACAGCCAGGGCGCGGGTTCGGTCGGACTCCAGATCACCGGGACCTTCACCGGCCTTTCCGGCTTGGTGCGCGCCTCGATCGACGGGACCAATTACTTCAACGTCCCGGCCTTCAACACCACTACCGGGACCGCCGTCACTCCGGGAACCGCCATCACAGCCGGCGGCTCGTGGTTCGTCCCGGCGGCCGGTTGGCGCTTCGTCGAGTACCACATCACGGCGGTTTCAACCGGCACGGCCGTCGCGTCGCTGAACTCCTCGGCCGGCTCGATCCAGCCGCTGATCACCCCGTCGGGCGCCCCAGGCGTTGATGTGCTCGGTCTTAATGGCGCGACGGTCTCGACCGGGAACGGCCCTTCAGATACGCACACCATGCGGGTCGCCGTCGCCCCTGGCGGATCGATTGCCATTAGCGGGCCGATTGGCACTGGCGCGCCCTCGGTCGGCGTGACCACCACCCTCGATACCACCGACGCCGCTGCACTCCAGACTATCGCTTCGAACACCGGCGCGTCGATCCCGGCAGGCACGGCGTTGATCGGCTCGACCAACAGCTGCGCTTCCTGCGGCGGCACGGTCACCTCGATCATCGTCGCGAACAACACCACCTCGGTCGCGGTGTGCGCCGCGGCCTGCACGATCACGTCGGTTGACGCGTCCTCTATCTCGGCAGCGACCCCGGTGTTCGTGAAGCTCTACAACGTGGCTCAGGCATCGCAGACCTGCGGCTCTGGAACCCCGCGCGAGCGGGCCATGATCCCGGCCCCTGGAGCCTCGGGCGGCGGCACGAACATTCCGATGAACGACGCCTATGGGACAGCGGCCTCGGTCTGCATCACGGCTGGGCAAGCTGACAATGACACGACGAGCCCAGCTGCGACCTCGTATCTCGTCAACATCCACCACACGCCGTAAGCCCATGTGGCGACTGAAGTCCTTCCTCGCTCTCGTCGGCGCGGTCTTCGCCCTTGGGTGGGGGCAGTGCGCTTCGGCCGTCCTGTTCCTCACGACACCAACCGGCGCGCCCACTGCGTCGATGACCGCTACGATTGCGGGAACAACCCTCGTTACTTCCGCGATTGCCTTTAATAACGGTCTGACATCGCCGCCCGTTGGCATGTTCGTCGTAGGAACGGGCGTGACGGCTGGAAGCTATGTGACCGCGCCATGCACAGGCTCAAGTCCAATTTTTACGTGTACGCTTAGCCAGTCCTCGACTGTCTCGATGGGAGAGGCAATGACGACGACTTATGGTTACCAACTACCCTCTGACTGGAATAATGCCGGGGCTAAAATCGAGGTTATCGGCGGTGCTAGCGGTGGCCAAGGCGGGGGCGGCGCGGGAGGCGGCGGTGGTGCCTATTCGGCACAGACCTCGCTCGCCCTTACGGCTGGTGCTTTGGTGCCATATCAGATTGGTGCTGCCGGCACTGCCGGGAATGCCTCGGGGAGCACCGCTGCGGGCAATGGCGGCGATACCTTCTTCAACGGTACGAGCCTTGCCGCATCGCCTACCGTCGGGGCACAGGGTGGCAAGCTAATCTCCGGTAACGGAACTGGCGGTTCGGCCGCAAGCGGCACCGGCTCAACTACGTTCTCAGGCGGCAACAGTGCCCAAGGAAACGGCGGGAGTTTCCCAGGCTGGGGCGCCGGCGGTGCGGCTGGTCCGAATGGAAACGGCGGCAACGGTGGTACAGGAAACGGTTTTCGCTTTGGCGGCTCTGGCGGTGGCGGGGCAAATGGCGGCGCCAACGGCGGCGTCGTTACGAGCGGCACAGGCTCAAACGGCGGCACAAACCGCCTGAGCACTGGCGCGGGGACCGGAGGTACCAGCACGACCGCCGGTACGAATGGCGGGGGCGGCGGTGGCTGTTCTTGGGGAACGGTGTGTGTCGGCGGCGCAGGGTCTCAGGATACCGTTTGGACCTCAACTGCCGGTCCAACTGCCGGTCCCGGAAGCGGCTGCGGAGGAGGTTTTTCTACTACCGGCGCACCAGTCGCTGCCCTTTATGGCGGCGGCGGCTGCGCTGAAGCTGGCCAAGGCGGCTCGCCGAGCGCCGGTGCGCAAGGCATCATCGTATTGACATACGTGCCAGCGGGCGCTCTCGGCGGCCCCTCCCTTTCCCTCACTGGCGTAGGACCGTGAAAATGCCGCTCTCCGTCGCCGTCGCCTGCAAGGCCATCCTCACGGCCCTGCTGCTGACGATCACCTGCCCGACGAGTTCTCTGGCGTGGACGCACGGCGGGGGCTCTCCAGCTCCGAACCCCTGCGCTTCCGCACCCGCACCAGCCGCAGCCGCCGGCTTCTGCACCGAGACGTGGAAGGTCAACGGAGCGACGAGCGACTGGACCACCACCAACGTCGACACCGCGCTGACCTACCCCTCCGGCAAGAAGCTCTACATCGACGATTGCTTCGGCCAGACGCCGATCACCACCAACCTCACCCTGAACGCCACCAGCGCGACAGTGGGCGACAACTCGGGCGGCTACCAAGCCAACCTCGCGTCCGCCACCTGCAAGGGGCAGACCTTCGTGGGTACGTCCTTCGGGGGAGGCGGCTACTTCCAAGTCACGTCATCGTGGACTGCGGCGAGCGTCGCGGGGGATTGGCAGGCCGGCTGGCTATGGGGGCTGGAGTGCACCACCGCGACCGCCATGCCGGCCTGCAACTGGACCGGCCAGCAGACCAACTTTGGGATCGCCTCGGCCAGCTACGTTTCGGGTACGGGCGTGCTCACCGTCACGCCGACAGGCTCAACTACGTTGACGCAATTCGGCTCGGTCATCCTGACCAGCCTCACCGGGACGGGCGGCTTCGCGGTGCTCCAGGGAACTACCTGCTACGTCCCTAATGCCGTCAGCGGCTCGGGCTCCTTCACCCTCAACTGCAACACCGGCGCAGGGACCTCGGCGCTGACCGGTGGCAACGTCGGGATGGTCTACGACACCTTCTCGGAGTTCGACGACTTCGAGATGTTCATGGGGAACTTCGGCGACTCCCTGAACCAATGGCAGCAGACCGACCACGCATGGTCCAAGCCTGACCGCTCTGGCAACTACTTCCGCTTTCTGCTCAACAATCCCGGGCAGTCCAGCTTCTCAAGCCCGCACACCTACGCGCTGCTTTGGAAGGTCGCTACGGCATCGAGCCCAGGCTCCGCGTGCAGCTACTACGACGGCACGCTGGCGGGCTGCCAGACATGGACACAGTTCGTCAACAATGGCGCTCAAGCGCCCCCCGTCAACTACGCCATCAGTTCGGGTTCCTACGTTTCTGGGACCGGCCAGATCACGCTCAACCTATCGACCACCGCATCCTTCACCATCGGCTCCAGCGTCACCGTCTCAGGCATCGACGGTCGGCTGAATGGGTCGTGGACGGTGCTGTCCGGGACCTCCGGATCGACGCTGATCGTTCAAGGCCCCACCGGCCAGGGCACGATCACCACCAGCTTCCCCGGCGGCCTCGTCGCGCAGTCCTGGGCCTTCGGGGCGGCGGACGGTCAGCACTTCATTTTCTACCACGGCTGCTCCAATCCGAACCCGTGCACCACGACGCTGATGGATGCCTGGCAAACCGACGCGACGCACAATCTGGTCCAATAGGGGGCAAGCCATGTTAGAACCTATCCCACCCGAAGTCTGTGCCGGGAACGTAACTGGCTCAGCGCTCAACAAGGGCGCCGTGGATGGTTTTGAGCGGACGGCGACCGTCTGGGCGTTGGGGAATTGAGGCGCGATGCTCCAGCTTGCAGTTCAGTGGGCGTCCCTCCTCACGGGCATTGGCGTGATACTGCTTATCGCCGACCGGGTGTTTGGGGTTGTGCGGCGGGATGTCAAAACCACCGACGCCATTGCCGAACTGGAGAAACACCTGAAAGAACTTGACCTCCGCGTGGCGGGCTTCGTCTCGGCGGTGACCGCCAACGCCGAACTTGGTTTGCGGGTGAGCATCAGGACCGAGGCGCACGAGGAGCGGCTAAAAGCCATCGAGGCAATCCGCGATGCCTTTTTGAGGCACGCATCGAAGGATGAGGCAGAGCACACGGCCATGCAAAACTCCATTGAGCGCCTGAGCCGCGTGAACGAGAATCTATCCGCGCAGATCAGCCGTATGATTCCAGCCGATGTGTTCGCGGAAGTGTCGAGCGCGCGACACAAGGGGACATGACCAGCCGCCCGCCGTTCAGCCCCCTCCTGGCCGGCGCTATCGTAGTCGCCGTGGCGCTGGCGATCTTGGTGGCGTTCGCCTTCGGGATGCACGTAGCGGAACAACCGTCGCCCTGAGCCGTTGCGACGTAAAGGACCGCCCGCGATGGATATCATCCACCTCCTCATCTACCTGCTGATCGCCTGCGCTGCGCTCGCGATTGGCTTCTGGGCCGTCCGCGCCATGGGCATCACGATCCCGCAGCCGATCATGATCATCATCGTGCTGGTGATCGCCATCGGGTGCTTGCTGTTCCTCGCCGATATGCTTGGCGGCGGTGGCGGGTCGCTGTTGCACTCGCGGTGCTGATTGGCGCGCTCGGCAAGACTCGAACTTGCGGCCTTCGGGTCCGGAACCCGATGCTCTATCCGACTGAGCTACAAGCGCTTGAGAAGGTGCGCTGTCGGGGCGTTAGTCCCGATTTTCGGTGCGATAGGCGTGTTCTGACGCCTCGTTTTACGTCACCGCCGAAGCGGCCCTAGAAAGGGGGGGGCCGAGAAGGACTTGCACCTCCGACCTCCGCCAGCAGAAGGCGGCGCTCTGCTACTGAGCTACCGGCCCCGTTTAAGGGGCAACCTGCTAGGCTCTCGCACCGCTGATTACCGACACTCGCCGGGCTTCAGCGCGTCTCAGTTAGCCTCGCCGTCGGATGGTTCGCAGGGCAGGCATCGAACCTGCGTTGCTCGGGCCAAAACCGAGAGTCCTACCGCTAGACGACCCGCGAGCGCGGGTCTGTCGATCAGTGGTGGGCAGACGTTCCATTTGGCCTTCATACCTAGACGGTCGCGTTATTGCAAGCTACCGTCTGCGCAATGTCCCGCCGTCCTCCCGAAATCCCGCTCGAAAGATTCTACTTGCATACGCCGACCGACCTGCTCTCGGCGGTGAAGCGAGCCGCGCACACGGAAGGCGTCTCGGTGAGCAAGTGGATCACGCGAGCGCTGAAAGAAGCGATAGACGCGACCGTGAAAGGGGGCTAGCCTTGACCCATGACTAACCTCGCCGACCTTTCCCTAACCGTCTTCGGGCTGCTTGCTGTTGTCGTGCTGGCGAACTTGGGGAAGCGCGACAATGGCTGAGTGGTTGCCGATTGAGAGTGCGCCGAAGGATGGGACGCGCCTACTGCTGATCGATAACCTCGACAAGTGGGTCTACATTGGCCTGTGGGGCCCGCACGTTGGCGACGATGGTCTTTGGATACAAGACGATTTCGGCGGCATCCCTGACGAGCAGCCGGACCACTGGATGCCTGTCCCGGCCGCCCCCACCGAAGCGGAGGCGAAGCGGTGAGCGAGATCGGCGTTGGCGATGTTCTAGAAGCGCGTTGTGACATCGCGGCATTCGGTGGTGGACCTGCGGTAGTCCACAAGGGAGACCGCGCCACGGTCATCGCCATACACGACATGCACCGCCTAGACCATATTTGCATGCTGGTTCGCCGGCCCCTTGGCGTATCACTACGTGAGTTCCCGCAGAGAACCCCCAATGCGTACTGGTGCCCTTGTCGGTGGAAGAAAATCGGCGGCTCGCGCGCCGACACTGTACGCCGCTTCGCCGAAGACCTGACGCCAGCTAAGCCGAAGGTGGGCGCATGAGCGAGATCAAGCGCCTTGCCGCAGCCGCACAAAGCGCGTCGGTCAACCAGCTGTTCTCGTGGGAGAACGCCGTCCGCGCCGTGCTTGAGGCGATGCGCGAGCCGAGCAACGATCTGTCTGATGCTATGATCGCTGGCTACTATGCTGGCGTCCCTTTCGCGTCCGATGACGGGACAAGCGGCATTGGCATGAGGCAGGCTTGGAGAGCGGGAATTGACGCCCTACTCCAGCCCGCGACCGAGGGGGCGGAATGAACGCCTCAGACTGGCTCCATCTGATCGGTGGCGCAGCGATTGGCATGTTCGTGGTGCTCAATCGTCCTTCGCCTAAATCGATAATTGACGTAGCGAAGAGCAGCGGATTGGTCCTCCTGCTGATTACCGGCGTTGTGTTTGGGACGCACGCATGACGGCCTACCTCCTCTTCTCCCTATCCGTCGCCCTAGTCGTCGGGCTTATCGTCTGGCGCGGGATGCGGGACATCTTATCGTGACCGCCGCCAACTTCCCCAACTGCCTGCAAATCGTCCTCGCTTCTGAAGGCGGCTTCGTTGACGATCCGGCCGATCCAGGCGGCGCGACGAATCTCGGAATCACCCTTCGCACTCTAGCAAGCTGGCGCGGTCCCGACGTGACGATTACCGACGTGCAGGCTCTCACGCCTGAAGATGTGGCGCCCATCTACCGCGCCGACTACTTCAACGCCGCGCACTGCGATGCGCTGCCCGATGGCGTTGACCTGATGACCTTCGACTGCGCTGTCAACCAGGGCGTCGGGAAGGCCATCCGCACACTCCAGAGCGCCGCCGCAACCACGCCTGACGGCTCCTTCGGGCCGAACACGGCGCGCGCTGTGGCGGCATTATCGCCAGTTCTGATTATCGAGCACATGGCCACCCTTCGCGAAGCCTTTTATCGGTCGCTCCCGACGTTCGGCCGGTTCGGCAACGGCTGGCTGGCGCGCTTGAGCCGCACGGCCGCGCTGGCTCAGGGGATGACGGGGAAGTGACGGACGAGCAGCGCGAGGCTATCCGGGAGGCGATCAGGCTGTGGACTGAGAACGCCGTTTCTAGCCCGGAGGCAGCTCGTCAGGCCCTAATAGGCACTGGAATGTACGACGCCTACGGCCAACTCAAGCCTGAGTATGGTGGCCCACCATCGTTTTGCAGTCGGGAATGGTTTTTGCAACGTGAGGCCGAAAGGGTGGCGCAGGGTCGCCAAGAGCCTTCACTACCGCATACTCCGATAGCGTGGAGACGCCATCCCGGCCGGAAGACCTCTTGGACGTGGTTTGGTCGATACTCGGCAAAATCAATAGCCAAGTGGACCGCCCTTCGGGGACATGTCTATGATGTTCTTTTGGCGAATGGGCAGCTTGTTATCGTCAGGCCAAAAGCATGACCGCCCCTAAAGACCGCTCGCCCTGCGATCCGAAAACGCCGCACGTCTTCGTCGAGGGCGCTCTCGGCCGATGCGCTCGCTGTGGCGAAACGAAGTTCAACGCGGTCGGGCACTGGCGCCGAGCATGAGCGACACCGCCTCCAACCTCACCGAAAACCTAGGCATCGCCCACAACAATATCGGCTTCGCGATGCAGGAGACCGACTATGCCCGGATTGCGATGTTTCTCGGCAAAGCGGCGTCGGCTATCGACCTGTGCCTGACCGACGTGATCGACCTCGCGACCGATCCGGTGGCGGCTCAGGCGGCGTTCGATGCGGGGAAGGCGGGGGAGGACGAATGAGTTGCGCCTGCACTGGCAGATGCCGACTTTGGCCGTTCACTTGCAATGGCCAGTCTCCTAATCCGCAGATGATGCCCACTATTCCTCCCGCATGCATCTGCCCGCCCGGCTCCGAAATAACCTGTCAGGGTATCGGCTGCCCGCGTCGAGGTTTCTCGCACTTCCCAGCCGGAACCACGCCAAGTCTAACGCACGCCATGCCCGGACAGCCAATTATCAACCCTGACGGATCGCTCACTCAATGACCGACCTTCCCCCCAACCCCGAAGACGACGCCGAACTCCCGGCCGACTCAGCCGCGAACTTGACCGAGCAAGTCGAGGAAGACGAAGCCAAGGACCTCGAAATCGGGGAAGGCAAGGATCAGCATCCGTGAAAAGTCTCTACGCGCTCAACCGTTTCCGCCGCACCGACGCAGCCGTCATGCAGATGTACGGTGACGTTGGCGATGATACGGCCGGCGTGTTCGAAATGCCATCGCCCGATGATCCTACGGGCCGCACGCGCCTGCATATCATCGCCAGTGCGGGCGGTGGATGGGATCACGTCTCGGTCTCAATCGGCACTCGTTGCCCGACCTGGAGCGAGATGGAGTTCGTCAAGCGCGAGTTCTTCAAGGACGACGAGACGGCGATGCAGCTTCACGTTCCGCCGTCTGATCACGTCAATTGCCACCCCAACTGCCTGCATCTCTGGCGACCGCAGATCAAGACGATTCCGCGTCCGCCGCAGATCATGGTCGGGCCAGCAACGGCGGTCGCATGATCTTCTGGCTCGCCCTCATCTACGCCCTAGCCCTCGGCGCATTCGTCGCGGCCTGGTGGTGCTGGAGAAGTTTCGAGAAGCGGCTAGAACAGGCTGACCAGCGACCGGACGGGGTGTGGAAGGGAAGATGAGCGAAGCGAAGCCACTCGCAGCCTCCGTGAGGCGCGCCTCAACCAAGCATGGTGGATACTCTGCGACACTTGACGGAACGACGCTGACGATCGCTAGCGGAACGCACGCCGACGCCTATGGTCCCGTTGAGATTGAGATATTCGAACTTGATCAATTCATCACCGATCTTCGGAGCCTGCTTCGAGTGGGAAAGCGAGACGCGCCTTGACCTCTCCCGACGCACGCGGCTGGACCATGATCGGCCTATTTGCCTTGACGGGCGGCATCCTTGGCGCCGTGGCCTTCAACCCGACCCTTGAGAAGAACGAGCTGTTCTCCTCCCTGGCGACGCTGATTGTCGGCGCTGGCGGCTTCCTGGGGGCTGTGGGATTTATGTTCGGAACGTCCAAGGCGTCTAGCGACAAGGATCAGACAATCGCCACGATGGCCGCGCAGACGCCGCCAGCTTCGTCAGTGTCGGTACAGACCACCCAACCGTTACCCGAAAACCCTACTCAACCGAAGGAAACCTAACCATGTCAGCAGCCAATGGCGTTCCAACTGTCCTCGAAAAGATCGCCGCCGCGCTCGGCTTCGGCGCTTCGGTCGGTCTCACCCCCGATCAGATCACCGCCACGCAAGCCGGCGACAACCGCGACCTGAGTGTTGCAGAGCAGACGGTCGTCAGTCTCTTCTCGCCGATCCTCGGCGCGGCTGAGCAAGCCGGCTTGGCCGATCTGACGCAGTTCCTGACGGCCGTGGCCGGCCTCGGGTCGGTGACTTCCGTCAGCGGCGCGGCCAACATCGTCAACGCCGCCCTGTCAGCCGAAGCCGGCGTAATGCAGAAGCAGGCGCTTTCGCTTGGTCAAACGTCGGTGACGACGCTGATCTCAGCGGCGCTTGCCAAGGTCGGCAAGGTCAACTTGCCGCTGGTGGGCTGAGCCATGGGCCTCTTCGACAACCTCGCGGCGGCGGCCATGTCCACGGCCGAGCAGGATTTCCTGCGACCGCTCTTGGTCGGATTCGCCGCGCCATGGGTGAAGTCTGGCAAGATCACCCAGCAGGAAGCTGATGAGAGCGTCGCCGGCAATATGGTGGACGCCAAGATCATGCTGGCGATGTGGCTGACCGGGAAGCAGCCAGCGGCGTCCAACGAGCCGGAGTGACCTTCCTCCTGCGCCTTCTGCTGATTTTGCCGCTCTACCTCGCCGACGCAATCACGCGCGAAATCCGGGCGTGGCGTAGTCATTGATCTTTCGCGCTTCTGGCGCATTATCAGCCCTGATGTTCGGACACCACGATCACCTCCAGCGGCTCGCGCACGAACAGCAGGAACTTCTCGCCCACCTCACAACCGCGCTTGTCGCAAGGAACTATGAAATGGCCTCTATCGATCTCACGAAGCTAAACGCCAACTCAGCCGAAATTCAGCGCATCGCAGCCGCCGCTGCGGCAGGTGACAGCGCCGCCATCCAGGCCGCTCAGGCCGCACAGCTCGAAAGCGACCAGGCGGCTCTGGACGCCGCGACTGCCCAGCAAGCGTCGGACATCGCGCCGCTCAGCGCTCAGTTCCCGCCGCCAGTCGCTACGCCCCTCGCCGTTAGCCCGTCCTCGATCACCGGCACGGTCGGAGCCACACTGAGCCAGACGCTCGCCGTGACCGGCGGCACGGCTCCCTTTACCTTCGCCAGCTCGCTCGCCGACGTGACCGTCAGTGCGACGGGCGACGTGGGTGGGACGCCGGCAGCGGCCGAGATGGGCGAGATCACCGTGACCGACTCTGCGACGCCCTCGCCGGCCAGCGTGACGGTTCCGGTTTCGATCAGCTAGGCTCTCCCGCCTGCTGAGCCCGCTGTTCGTGCGGGGGTCAGATAGAAACCGCGCTCGGCGGTCCCGGGCAAACTGGCGGCTGAGGCCGTCGAGGAGACTACCAATGGCCTATTCCAATCGCGACGAAATCGACCTGTCTGCGCCGGTTGTCAAAGAGTTTCGCGTCAAGTGCGTGCGCCGCTACATCGTGACCGAATGGCACGACTATCGCGACGGTCGCGCCGGCGTTCGCGCGCTTGGTGAGTTCGAGAACGCCACGCAGGCAACCGAAGTCGCCAAGATGTTCGGACTCGCCAACCCAGGCTCTCTGGTCAACGGGATGGACGAGCACGAAGAGCAGAGTTACGGCCTTCCGGCCTAGCCCAACGGCTCCATCCCGAGCTTGGCGGGGGCCAGCGCCTCAACCTGCTCGTCCCTAGCCCGGTAGCCAGCGAGGGCGGCGTAAGCCACGCGAGCTAGCTGCATGAAATCCAAGCCAGCGCTATTGTCGCCTTCCAACTCATGCATCGCGACCGGAAAGCTCGGTTCCCAGATGTGCTCGACCATAGCCCTCGCCATCGCCTCAACCTCTTCGTCCCTCAGTTCGCCGGGGAGTTGGTCGGTCATGGCTCGATAAACCTCGAAACTGTCGTCGGACGATGTGATGCGACCGGTGACGTTGATCGTGTCGGACAAGCGTCGTACCCGCGCACAGATGCAGGAGGGGCAAAGGATGCCGCCGTCTTGTGGATTGACGCGCAGCCAGTCGGCGCGGGGCAAGACCAGTTCGCCCGCGAACTGCTGCCCGCAGTCATCGCAAGGAAAGTCAAGCATTGGAGATCATGTGAAACATCTTCGCCCATTGTCCGAAGGGTTCGTGAGCCCTGCCAATAATGCGCTCATCATGGTATAGCACGATTTCGACTCCTAATGACTTGTCGTCTTCGTGATTATGCGCCCGCTTTATTTGCAGCCGATACGAGGAGTGGTCGCCACCGACGGTCTCGAACGATACATGGGCCTCGGCCTTTAGCCTCATTCCCCGTCCCTCAGGTCCAGCCCCACCACCTTCCGCACCTCCTCCACCCACGCCCGCAGCACCTTCGTCTCCCCTACCCACTGGTCGAACTCAAGGCGGGAGACGTTGTAGGTGGGGGCGGAGGGGTTGAACTCTTCGACTCGATCAATGGTCACGCGGCCGGTTTCGTCAACGCTGCCCCAGGTGCGCGTGCTTCGGTCGCCGTGGCGCTGGCCGATATCGACGCCGAGAATACGCGGCTCGCCGCCGGAGGCGCTGGCGGTGAGGGCAAGCGCCTGTTTAATCGCTGCGAGTGCCGTGCGCGCCTCTACCGCCTCGTTATAGGCAAAGCGCTCTTCGATCTCTTCGATGTTACCATTGCCGTAGCTGTTCACAAGCTGGTCGTATTCGTGCTGAACAATTGGCAGCGCGAGTCTCAGCGCCTCTGCGGCTTCTCTCAGGTCGGGGTTGGAGTGGGGGGTCATGGGCGGCCTTCCTCTGCGTGGCGATTTCTGAGCTTGAGGTAGAGGCCCTTGGCTGTTAGGAAATAATGGTGGTTGGCCTCCCGGATGATCGCGCTCGGCACGACCGCAGAATCCTTGAAGGCATGGTCCGTCAGCAGCGTGACCTTAATCGCAGGCCCAGCTTGGGATGTGACTTCGATGGCCTCAAATAGCCCTCGTAGCGCTTCAAGCATGGCGGCCTCTTTCGGCGTCAGCTTGAGCAACTCGTGCGGTGACAGCGGCCCTGGATCGGGAAGAACTTGCATCATCGGCCTTTTCCTCCCCCGAGGGGTGGGGCTGGGGTGGGATTTTGGTTCAGCAGCCATTCGCCGAATGTTCTCGCGCCCCACACTTGAAAGCCAACGACTTCGGTGCGGTCCATGCTCAGTAGCACATCGAACCGCTCGCCGCGTCGGCGAGCGACCGTGACGACATCCTTTGTCTGGAAGCTGACGATATCGGCCTCGAAAAGGTACAAGGCGTTCGGCTCCATCGGCGTCGTAAGATCGTCCGGCCCTTCCCCCACCCCTCCAGGCGGGGAGGCAGGATAGAGGGCGAGGACGGCGCGGGCTTTGGCGAGGGCGCGTTCCCTGTTCTTCGCGCGATCCGCCGGGTTCACGTCACCCGATAGTCGCCCCTTATGCTTCCGATAGAAGGCGCTAGGTGCGATGATTCGAGCGATCTCTGTGATGGCTCCCGTCGGAGGATGTGCGCCTCCTGTTCGGCCATACGCGGCTTCCGTCAGTGACGGCCCTTCTGGCTCTGCGTCTTGCACGGGATCAGTCGCCCCTCCAGGGGGGGGGGCGAGGGCGCGCTCAAGATCGTCAGCAAGTGCGCCTAGCGCACCGGCTCCCCAAGTGCGCAGCGTGTCGTCCACGTCCTGCGCGACCTGCGGCAGCGAGCCGTTCCAGACCGTTTCGGCCAACTCGTCGGGGCAATAGATGTGCGCTCTCGCTTCTGACTCGCGGGAGGGGGTTTCGAGAGCGTTGGCGAGGCGCTCAGTGAGCCTTACTAGTTGGCGGAGCAATCCTACATTGATGTGACCCGCGTCCGCATCGATGAGCGCAAGCGGGCTGATCTCGCGCCACTCCGCCACAAGCGCCTCTGTGCTGTGGGGGTGGATGGTCATGGGCGGCGCTCCCTGATTTCGCGGACAATTGCATCTCTGGCGATGAAAATGGCCCAGCCGATCATGCAGACAGCGGCCCAGACTTCAAGGAGAAGGCCAGCAAGTAGAATGACGATTATCTCGTTGTTACTAGGCATTGGCGGCTCTCGCGATGCGGGTGAAAACTAGGGCAATCAGCTCGCGGATGTCTTCGGGCGACTCCCGGTCAATGTAGTTGTTCCCGAGCCAGTCCCAGACATCGGTCGCCAGCTTGTCGAGGCTTTCTGGGTCAGCCACAAAGCGGGCGATAGCGACGGCGGAGACGATGCCGGTGGCGTTGGCTTCGCGCTGGCGCTTCGTTGGTCCAGGGCCGTTCGTGTCGTAGGAGTCTAGCGCGCCGAGCGGGACCGCAACACCGGCCTCGTAGAGCATATGTTGCGTATCGAAACGGTTCCGGTGCGCTTCCCAAGGCCCCGGCGTCATCGCAGAGACGGTGGCTCGGAGAGCGGAGAGGGGGTCAGCCATGGGCCAGCTCCGAAGGTAAGTACGGCTCGTGGCCGTTCGCGATGGCCAGCAGAATGTCGCCGTGGCACATCTGGTCCAACGCACACCAGCAGGCTACGTTCTTGCCGGCGAGGCTCTCACGGATCAGAGTGCGCGCATGCTCGGTTAGCGAATATTCGAACGTGACCACCTGACACAAACGGCAGCCATGATCGCCGCGCGCCTCCAGCATCTGACGCGAGAACGGATTGCCCCAGCGCGTCGAGCGGTCGATCTTGACTGTATTTGGGGGCATCCTCCAGCCACGTGTGCGCTTGAGTTGGACGCGGTGCGGGGCGTCAGTCGGTTCCATGGCGGACCTCGGGGCGGGAAGGAACCACGAAGTCATGGCCCATGAGGTACATAAGTTCGGGCTCCCAGCGGTCATCGCTCAGAACCCAGATGACGTGTTTACCCTGGCCGCAGGCGTAACCAGCTTCGAGGTGTGCGGATCGACCGCACGGAAGGACCATGACGCAAGTGTCGGCCCAATCAAGAGCGTCAATGTCGAAGGCAAAGCCCTCCTTAGCGCGGTTTGACTGGATCGCCTCGACGTAGCTGGCGATCGTCATCGCTCCCTTGCCGGGACCGTCCTCGGCTGCGGCGCCGCCGCAGTCTCGCCAGCCGAAACCCTTCTGCCCTGGCGCTGGGTTCTTGAAGTCGTAGACCTCATGACCGTAGGCGCGGAGGGTCTCGACAATCATCGGCTGGTTCGCGTTACGCCAAGAGGAGGCGACATAGATGCGCCGTGACCTGTTCGGCGAGATGGCGCCGCGCAAGTGCGGCACATCGCCAAGCGAGCTGTAGAAGCGGGGGCTATTCATGTCGTTTTCACCTCGGGGTAAGTCATCATCGTGGCCACAACCCGACAATCAGCGCCACGACCGCCAGGGCGATGGCCCACTTCGGCCAAGCTGGCTGCCTCGGTGCGTAGAACACCTCTCCAGCCGAGATCGGCAGGGGCGCTTCGGTGGCCCTGCGGCGGAAGGTTTGGCCGCAACGCCAGCCTGTGGCCGTGCTCATGATAGCGCCCTCAACATCTCATCACGCGCGGCGTTGACTTCAGCAGCCGCTGCGTGCGTACCGGTCTTGTCGGGATGTGCGTCTGCAATCTTAGCTCTCCACGCCCGCCTCACTTCGTCAGGCGACGCGCTGGGTGCCACGCCGAGGATTTCGTGAGCACGTTTCGGTGCGGGTAGCGCGATAAACGCCTGTAGGCTCTCAGCAGCCGTGGCTACGCCATAGCGCTCGATTCGGCGCGTCGCGTCGATGTGGTTGGCGATTGCCGCTGCGTTTTGGGCCAGTGTCTGATAGCGGTCACAGGCCATTGCGTAGGGCTTTCCCTTCATCTCGAAGTAGGCGCAAATGCCGGGATCGCTGGGTTCGGCGCGACCTGCATGCGGCTGGCCGTCCTTGCGTAGCTGAAGGTCTGACGAGATGACGAGCCAGCGCCCGCCAAGCAACTCGACTTGCCGTTGGAGTCGCGCAATGGTCTCGGCGCGCGTTCCCGAGAACGACCCCTTATCGCGCTTCTGCCAAGGCGTGCGCGGCTTGCCTAGAGGCCATGACAGCGGGAACGCCTCGGGCGCGTCGCTCACGTCTTCCCCCTCCCCGCTTCGTCAGCCTTCGCCCAATCGATCTCGCCGGTTGCGAGGTAGTGGTCGAGCGTAGCAACGGCTTGGGCGCGAGTCAGCACGCCGCGACTGTCTGGGATAAAGAGCGCACTGGCCTGGGTTGAATTCAACCCAAGCAGTCTCGCGGCGATGTCTTCGTCTTGGGGAGTGTCGGGATCGAACAACGCTTGCGCCCATCCCGCAATGCACGCGGCCGTGCCGCAGATGTTCACGGCCTTTCCGATAGGCATGTTATACCGCGAAGGCCCGTCGCACTTATTCCAGACGAGATAGTCGTCCATATCGAACCGCTCGTCGGGAAGCGCGTCGAGAAAATCCCGCAGCCGGATCACCCGGTCTCGTGCGGTGACTTCGGCGGGTGGCGCGGCGTCAAACGGCATCGTGGTCCTCCTTGGTGGAATCGCTCGCACGGTCGAGGGCTGTTGGCTGAGATGCTGAGCGCCAGGCTTTCGCGGCGACCCAAGCATCGTGTAGGTCGAGCGCGTCGCGGGCGAACCGCTTGGCCGTGACCAGGCGGCCGTGCGCGGCGAGCTGGAGGGCCTGTGAGGCGTTCGCGACGATCAGGTCTGATACGTCATCCCAATCGACTCGCCGGCCGTCAGCGGCCAGGATTTCGCCCGCGCTGTTGGCGTATAGGCGGATGGGAACGCCGTCTTGGGTGGCAAGGTGCAGGGTCATCTGCTTGGCTCCCAAGCGGCTGTCCAAGCCTCGCGCTGCGCAGTGATAGCAGCTTCTCTTTCCTTGATCGCCAACTCGACTCGATCCGCTAGGGCGCGCTTTGCGGTATCCGCTCGCACTGCCGCAGCGGCCATCTCTTCTCGTGTCGAGTACCGAGCGATGACATCTTTGATTGGCCAGCGCGAGATACGACCCGAAAGTTTATCTCCCCACAGCTCTTTGACCTGCAGCGTCTTTGCTGTCTCTTTGACGACAAGCGCGCCGTCCGCGCTCAATCCCCATCCCTTGCGTATTACCCATTGCTCGTTCATTCCGCTCCCCCTCCGCTGGTCGGGCCGGTGGCCTTGGCGAGGGCGGCCTTAGCGATCTTCACGCGCTGGCTAGCTAGTAGACCGTCGTCGCGTTGCCAGCCGATGGACGATTCTCCGCGCGATGGGCGACTCTCGCTCATACTGGGCGAGGCGAAGAGCTTAAGCGCCTCGTAAAGATCGGGTGCAGCAGCGATCAACAACCCGACTTGGCGATCTTCGTCGGTAAGGGCGTCAATCTTCCAATTCGGATTGCGCGGATGGTCTTGGGAGCCATGCAACTTGATAGTCGCCAGTGCGTCCCCATCGTCATTCACAATGAAGGCGCCACTCAAGGACCATGGGCTGCGCAGGTTGCTCACGTCGCCCCTCCGATCTTGCTAAACCGCTGCGCCCGCTCCGACCACCGCAGGCAGTCCTCGGCGATCCGAAGGGCTTCGTCGTGACGGCGCTGGGTGTCGGAGAAGCAGCGGACAAGGAGGGCGGCTATGCCGCTGGCGCACCAGGATTCAGCGTTGGTGTGGAAGCTGGACGCGCTCACGACGCAACCGTTTCGGTGACAGCTTCGACAACCGGCGCCGGAAGGCCAACGGCCCGCTTCTCGATGAACTCGATGATGTCGAGCGTCTCGCGCGCCTTGTCGGTGTCTGGGTATTTTTTGGCGACGTGCTCGCGGAATTGCTCGATGGTGTACCAGCGGCATCCGGCGGAGATTTTGACGCCGCCAGTGCGCAGTTGGATGCCGTAGAAGGTGTAGCCGTCGAGCCGGCCGGCGATGGCGAAGATGCGCTCGATTTTTTCGCCCCTCAGGTCCGCGCCCCTCAGGACCGCGCCCGTCAGGTCCGCGCCCGTCAGGTCCGCGCCCCTCAGGTCCGCGCCCCTCAGGACCGCGCCCGTCAGGTCCGCGCCCCTCAGGTCCGCGCCCCTCAGGACCGCGCCCGTCAGGTCCGCGCCCGTCAGGTCCGCGCCCCTCAGGACCGCGTCCGTCAGGACCGCGTCCCTCAGGACCGCGCCCGTCAGGTCCGCGCCCCTCAGGACCGCGTCCATCAGGTCCGCGCCCGTCAGGACCGCGTCCCTCAGGACCGCGTCCCTCAGGTCCGCGCCCGTCAGGCCTTGCTTGGCCTCGTGGGCCACCTTTAGCGCCAGCCCCAGTTTGATGCGTGGCGAGAGCGTCGGATCGCATTCGACCTCGACGCTGAGCGCGGTCAGCCACGACCAACGCTTCTGGATCGTAATCGTCTCGGTGTGCGGCTTGGCCTTGGTCATCTCATTTCCTCTGCCCCGGTCGGGGATGGTGAAGGGCTAATGGGCCGCAGCGTTGTAGTCGGGGGCGTCGCTGCGGCCGGTTGGCCTTTCTCCTGTGCTGCTAGTCGCCGAAATAGTTGCCGTCGCAGTCGTAGAACCCATCGGCCCTGATCATCGCGACCATGGCGATCCGGCCCTCGCTGCCGTCGAACCCGTAAACCAGCCAGTTGTCGCGCGAGTCGCGTTCCATCTTGGCGATGCGGACACCGATCAGCTCCTGCGCCGAGTGGCGAACCTTCAAGTCGCCGTCATCTTCGATCTTAGGCATTGTTTCTCTTCTCCGTCTTGTGGTCTGGGGTGGGAGGGTTAGGGGCGACCGAGCTTTCGTCTCGGCTCTTTAAGAGGAATCAACCTCACCCCGTTGATTTTCCTAGATGGCCGCCAAGGCGATCTTGGCGAAGTGGAGGGCTTGAGCAGCGATACGCCCGTCAACACCGTCGAATCGACCGCGCCCGTAGGAGCGCTGTAGGTCCATCATGTTGCGGGCCAAGCCGCGCCAGTGACGGGCAGCTTCGAGGAACAGCATACGGCGCGCGTTCGGGTTGGTCGCGTGCGTCGCGGCGTACTCGAAGGAGTAGTGGCTCGTGAAGGGACCTATATACGTGCTTGACCCAGCAAGCGGGTGGGCATAGGGTGTTCTCACTGGAGACGCCCGACGATGATCAAGCAATTCAAGACCCTTCCCGAGCTGTTCGCGGCCTTCCCGACCGAGCAGTCTGCGATTGATCACTTCACGGCGATCCGCTGGGCGAATGGGAAGTTCTGCCCGCTCTGCGGCAACGCCGACGAAGCGCGCATCGGCACGCTCACCGGCACGAACACCCACAAGTGCTACGTCTGCCGCAAGCGCTTCAGCATCCGCGTTGGGACCATCTTCCAAGACACGAAGCTGCCCTTCCGCACTTGGTACGCGGCGATCTGGATGATCACGGCGCATCCCAAGGGCATCGCCAGCACGACGCTCGCGACCGATCTGGGCATCACTCAGAAGACGGCTTGGTTTGTCCTTCACCGTCTGCGCCACGCTTCGCAAACCGACAGCTTCAACGGCCCTGGCAGCCCTGAACGCCGGCCTGTCGGACCCACTCATACGCCTGTGGGTCATAGACGTATATAGGTCCCCTCGTGAATGGATCGGTCATCTCGTTCCTCCCTCTTCCCCCCTAGCCGGGGCGGTGGTTGATGGGGACAAGCTATCACCACCACTAAGCCTGTCAATACGAAATCGTCATGCTTGACGTGTGATCGCGTTTAGGCCACCATGCCGCCTATGAAAGCATTCGCTGAGCAGATGACTGAGTTCGACGCGCGTCGCAAGGCTGCGCGCATCACGGACGAAGAGCTAGCGGAAGCCGCCGGCACGCACGCTTCGGTCATCTCGAACTATCGCAAAGGCAGGCGTCAGCCGTTGGTGGACGGATGGGCTAGGCTCAACTCGGCGCTTGATGAGCTTATCGCTCAGAGGACCGAAGATTTGCGGAAGCTGGCGTTATGAATAGCCCTGCACTTGACCTATTTGGTGAGCCGGTCCTGCGCCGCTCGGCGTTCTTCTCGCGTGACGGTTGCCGCGTTCGACTATCCCGCGATTGGGGACCGGGACCACGCGCGCTCGTGCTGGGCTGCAACCCCTCGACCGCTGATGCCGACAAGGACGATCCGACCTCGCGCTGGTGGAATGGCTGGTTCGAACGCGCTGGCTTTGGCGGCTACGACGCGGCCAACCTCTACCCGTTCTGCTCGCCAAGCCCAGCCGAGTGCAGACGCATCGTCAACGGGATCGACGGCGGCGATTGGTCGGCACGCGACGCCCTCTACTTCGAGAACCTGCCGGCGGTTGTCCATATGGCGAAGCGGGCTCACCAAGTGTTCGTCTGCTGGGGCGCGATAGCGTGGGATGACATGTTCGTTGAGCACGTAGTCGAGGAAATCCAAAGCGGCGAATCGCCTTACCCGGACCTATGGTGCTGGGGCAAGACGAACACCGGCGCGCCGAAGCATCCGCTCGCTCGTGGTGTTCACCGCATCTAGCGTGACCAAGCGCCCATCCTGTGGAGAGCGGCATGACCCCCGCCGACGCGCCGAAGGGGGCGACCTTCCGCTGCGGCCACGCGCGAGTCGCCGAGAACGCGACCGGCGGCGATCACCCACGCTGCCGGCTGTGCCGCAACGCCTACCTGCGGGACTACATGCGGACTTGGCGAGGCGGGTGGCCGTACAAGGGCGAGCCTGCCAAGCCGAAACACGATCCGTGGCGGGAAAACGCATGAGCGGCGAGCCCCGCATCTCCCTCGCCCTGGAGCGCAAAATCCACGCGCTCTACGTCGTGCAGAACCTGACGGCTTTGGTGGTCTCGCAGATGCTGAACCTGACCGGGCGCGGCGTCGTGACCGGCATAGCGACCAGGCGCGGGTGGAAGAAGACGCCCGAGGCCGTCAAGCTGAACCGGCTCAGCAACGAGGGCGCCAAGGCAGCGGTCGCTAAGGTGGCGGCGCAGAAGGGGCGCGACAGGGCCGCACAGCCCCGGCCGGTACCAATCCCCATCCCAGCCTCACCCAGGCCGGCCATGGCGTCCAGCGACGCCGTGCTGGCCCTGACGCCGTACTGCTGCCGTTGGCCTCTGGGCGACCCGTCCCGCTCCGACTTCCACTTCTGCGGCCAACGCAAGGAAATCGGGCTGAGCTACTGCGCCGAGCATGTGAGAGCGGCGGCGGGCGAGAGGTCGGACAAAAGGCATATGCGGCTGGAGAGATTATCTTGAGTGCCTCCATCTGGTTCCGATTTGCATTTTTTGCAAATCAGAGGGGCGAGCACGTCGAATGAGCCGGCTTAAAACGCTCGACTTGTTCTCAGGCGTCGGCGCCTATTCGCTCGGCCTGGAGCGAACCGGCGGATTCTCCACAATCGCCTTCTGCGAGATCAACGCTTTCTGTCGTCGCATCCTGAGGAAACACTGGCCCGATGTCGCGATCTACGAAGATGTCGAGCAACTCACCGGAGAGCGACTGCGGGCAGATGGACTTGTTCCCGACTGGATCGTTGCCGGCTGGCCCTGCCAGGGCAACAGCCCAGCGGGCACGGGACTTGGCATGGACGATCCACGCTCTGGACTATGGACGCACATCGCCCGTCTCGCTGGCGAGATACGACCCAGAGGACTGCTGCTGGAGAACTCGGTCGGTCTCCTTACTATCAATGAAGGCGCTGACTTTGGCCGAGTCCTCGGAGACCTGGCCGCGCTCGGGTACGATGCGGAGTGGCATTGCCTATCGGCTGCCGCCTTTGACGCACCCCACATCCGTGATCGCGTCTGGATCGTCGCAACTCTGGCCGACGCTGCATGGGGCCAGCCCGGACGGCAAGACGAACGGGCCAAGCTGGAACGAACTCGGGCGTGCGGTAAATCAATCGCTTGTCCCTACGCCCATGGCCCGGGACTGGAAAGACAGAGGCTCTCCAGCCGAATACCGCCGCAAAAGCCCGAGCTTGGCATCGCTAGTTATGAGGGGACTGCTGCCGACGCCTACAGCCTCGCGCCGATCGGGACTGCAATCGCACGGCAAGAACGCCATACTTGGGAGCCTGAATCCGGACTGGCTAGAGTGGCTTCAAGGACTTCCGACACGGTGGACCGCATCCACGCCCTCGGAAACCTGAACCCGCCAATCATTCCGGAGACGATAGGGAGGGCGATCTTGTCGGCAATCTACTCCCCGCCGGACGCGCGGGTGGGGCAGGAGCCGACCGACGAGCGGCTGGAGCGGCGGAAGAACTAGCGACGCTCGACCGTGCCGTCCATGCGCTTGCGTAAGTCCTTCTGAAAGCCTCTCGATCTGATTGGGCGCTTCGTGACCTTCCGGGTTTCTGGGTTGGCTTTGCGAATGAGCCTGTGCGCCTTGGCAATGTCGCGCCGGTCCTTCTTGGTCTTCAGCTTGGCGCAGGCGACGAGGTAGAGCGCGCGATTCGAGAGGTCGTTGCTGCCTGACAGCTCCAGCGGAATCAGGTGCTCGTCAATGACGGGTTCTGAGATCAGTGTTCCACCGCATCCGCAGCCGCATCGCCAGTTCTGGCGGATGGAGAGGACGTTACGTTGCGCTAGGCTGAGCGGCTTCCTTGGTGTCGCGTTCACCTGCTCCCGGTTCCAGATCACTGAACATCACTCCGTTTCTGGCGCCCCACTCTTCGATCAGGGTTTGCAGGTCAATCATTTCGGCCTTGGACATGCTGGACGTATGCATTCCAAGGAGAACGAAGCCGCCTTCGATGCCGGGCACAACGTCCAGTTCGTGTTTCGCAGACCGAAGCGCCGCCGTGAAGATATCCTTCCACGCCTCGGTCGTCCTTTTCCGTCCGGCCCACTCAATTTGCCGGGCCACGTCGGTCAGGAGAGCCCACAGGCGGGCGTTCTGGTCCACGGTGCGCTTGGGCTGGCGAAACTCAACGATAGTCCCTGGAGGGGCGTTCAGCGCCCAGGACGCGGCTCTCTGGCGCGTTTCTCGGCTCGTTAGCAGGATGGTGGGCTTTTCGCTCACGCAGCTTGCGCCCTCATGTAGCGAGACCGCAGTTGAGCGACCGTGGCGTCAAGCTCATTCAGGAAGGCCACGGCCTCGCGCTCTAGTTTGGAAATCATCGCATCGTCGCGGTGAACGCGCTTCACGAACAGCGCCATTTCCGGGGGCAGACACGGATCGTAGGACGCGAAGTCGCACCACTGGCGCTTGGTGCAGGCCATCTGCCATTGCATCTGCGTGACGTACTTGCCCGGCACATTCTGGCCCAGCAGGGTTTCAATGTGGGTTGAAGTCAGGGGGCACTTCACTTCAAGCAGGCCGTCGCTCCCAAGTAGGCCGTCCGGGCTAGCGTGGGTGCCGACGATGGTTGGGTGCTTGACCAAGCCGACCTGATTCACGTCCACGTCGCAGTGGAACGAGTAGGCGTTGCGCGCCTCCGGTTCTTTTTCCACTCCCCACATCATAGCGGCGTTAGTGTATCCTTCTTGTGCTTGACCCGTCAGCCTCTCTGCGACCAGCGAGGCCATCACATTCGCTCGGCTGGCGCCCCACCCGGATTTAGTCTTGGCTATCACGTCGGCTATCTGGGACGCGCCAAGGCTCCCGGCCCGCGCGGCGCGCCACTCGGGGCTCCCTTGGATCAATTCGGCTTCGCTCATAGGGGCTGTCCTTTCATTCGCGCGTAGTAGTCGCGCATGTTCTGGTGGCGGCAAATGCGGCAACCGCGTTTGCCGTCCGGGCGCTGGTAAAGATTGTCTTCGGAGAGTGCGTGTCCACGCTTGCAGGATATCGCCAGCTTGCGCGGGCGTCGGTTCTGCGCTTGAACCTTCCTTGTCGCCCAAATGCAGTTGGAAGGCGAATATCCCGCGTTATTGTCGGTTCTCTCCAGCGTATGCGCGGGAGTTGGGCGCGCGCCCATGTCGGCGTAGAAATTGGCGAAATCCTGCCAGCGATCACACACCGTGATTCCACGCCCTCCGTAGTCTGGGTAACTACGCGACTGAGGGTCCCGACAGCGCAGGAGCATCTTGTGCCACACGTTGTACTCGGGAGCGCGCCCGGAGCGTCTAGCGCCGCCGTGCCGCAAGTTTGCAGTCGCGGGCCACATTTAGGCGCTGCGCTTCTTTTCGAGCTGAGCGGTGGCATAGGCGAGGCGCTTCTTCGGAAGGTGCGCCAGCGTGTCGATCTTGAGGAAGTTGAGGAACCGCGTGCGATCCGCGCCCACGTCATCCATCAGCTTGGTCAGTTCCTCAACCTGCTTTTCGTCAATCCAGTCGCCGGGAAAGTCCGAGGCGTTCCCGTCGTTGTCGTCGCCCACGGCGATATTGAAGATCAGCTTGAGAAGGTAGCGCTGGCCGTAGGTCATGGCCGCGCCGGTTGCGTGCGTCTTGGTCATCACGTCGCCGCCCTTCGCGCCCTTGCCATCGGCGGGCATGTCCACGTGGTAGGGCTCGCGATGGCCTTCCGCGTGAGCGACGGTGCAGGTGACGCGCACGTAGTCTGCGGGAGCGCCATCTCCAGTACCGAAACTTAGAGAGAAGCCGTAGCGCGTGTAGATTGGGCGCAGTTCCCGATCCAGTGCCGCATAGCTGGCGTACCTACTACGGGTCTGTGGATTGTTGGCGTCGGCTGCGACGCGGCCCATTTCGCCTTGGGCGGCGCTCATAGCCGCACCGAAAGCTTGGATCGCTTGGCGGTCGGTCATACGCTCATACATGCCGGCGAGGCGCTCCAGCTTGTCGATATCGATGCTGGCGTCACTAGCCGCCCTAGCGATGATCTGCATGATGGTAGCTGCGTCAGCCGCGACTATCGGTGCTTCGTTAACGGTTTGTAGGGCCTGTTCGGCGCCCATGTGGTCTCTCCTGTTGGTATGAGATAACTACACCGTGCGCCTAGACAGCGCAACCGTTATCCACATATAAAAAGCCATGGAAGGAACCGGCAGCATTAAGGGTTATAGCGGGGGCGCTGGCGTCTTCCGCTGCGGCCACCTAAAGCACCCCTTCAATTCCAGTCCGGTGGGCAACGGCACGTTCAAATGCCGTATCTGCTACAATGAACGCTTGCGCAAATACATGCAGGCCCGGAGAGCCAAGGAGAAGCAATGACCGCCCGAACCAGCTTCTATGGCTCGCTCGACGCCGAAGAGCGCGCCGACATGCTCACGCGCCTCACTTCCTGTTACGGCTGGACCAAGGCCTCGGAGATCATGCTCGGCCAGGACGAAGACGCGAACCGCGATCACTTACTTTGGAGACATCTCACACGGGATCGCCATGACCGTCGCGACTAGCGCGCACGTGGTCCCGGTCGAGCTTGCTGAGCGCCTCAGGGCCAGCGGCAAGACGTGGCGTCAGGTGGCTGTGTCGATCTGGTGCGCATCGGGCGAGATGTTCCAGCCGGATGCCGTCAAGCGCGCTGTGGGCCGGGCTAGGGCCGAGGGGCGAGAAGCCATGCGCCAGCAGGCTGCAGCGCTCGTCAGCACGTCTTGACCTGACTGTGGCTTAGGTCCAAAAAAGGCGGGCGGCGGGTGTATCCAGCACCGCGCCGCCTTCAGACCTGTAGCGGGAGGGAGGTCTTCGCCCATGGGCAAAATACTGAAACCGTCACTTGGTTTCAAGTCGCGATGAAGCGTCCAGTTTTGAAGGGCGCTCAGCGCGCCGCATTGCTGCGTCACTGTAAGCGACTTTTCCTTGCTGCCGGCCACGATCCGAAAGCGTCTGGAGCATCCGTCGTAGCGATGGTCTCTGTGTTGGCCGGCCATCGGATTTCGAAGGATCGAGCTTGGAAGTGGCTTCTAGCCCGCTACGACGGACCCGGGATGCATGGAGACTTGCCCTCCGTACGGGGGCGAAAACGAGGATTAGAGCCGTCCACTTTCTACGAAAGCAGGGAGTGGAGAGAGCTTAGGTATAAGGCGCTGGCGCTCTCTGACGGACGCTGCGAGTTGTGCGGACGCTCGAAGCAGAATGGGATCGTTCTCCACGTTGACCACATCCGACCGCGCTCTGTCGCTCCAGAACTAGAGCTTTGCCTAGAGAACCTGCAAATCCTTTGTGAAGACTGCAATCTCGGCAAATCCAACAAGGATTCCAGAGATTGGCGCGTGCGGGCGTGAGCGGTCTCCCTTGGTTCAAGTGCGATCCGGTTGCCTTCAACGACGGTATGATCGGCTTATCGCCTTCCGAACGC